ATTGGTATTCCATTGGAATACACCTCGCGGCCCAATAAACGCTGAACTTGGAGCATGGGTACCTGGTTTGTTTAATACTGGATGGGTGAACCCACAATCGTTTGCATTTATTAATCCCCTGTAGACTATGGAAAGGCTATTGTGTACGGAGATGATGAAAATTATCAAGGCGAGGAACGTCGCAGACGACCTCTGTCACTTGTGCTAATTGAATACGAGGTGCATCAATTGATTCAGCGTATGGATAAGATTGAACCTAAAGTTAATGACATTCCTGAATTAATATCTCGAAAGTTAGACGAGCAAGCTAATAAATTACTTAAATCTCGAGAATCGCAGTGGACACATTACATACAGCTACTAACTCTTGCTGCCGCTGTTTGCAGTATAATTGTAGCTGTTTTTAAGCATTAGGAGAATAGATGCCACATATCAATAATGCTGGATTGAATCTCATTGAAAGTTTTGAGGGTGAGAATCTCAAAGCTTATCCAGATCCTGGAACCGGAAGTGAACCTTATACTATTGGTTACGGTCACACTGCCAACGTGTATCCTGGAGAAACTATCACTCAGGCACAGGCTCTAGCGTTCTTAAAACAGGACGTTTCCAACGCCGAGCAGATCGTTTCACACGAAGTCGAAGTCATTCTGACCCCGAATCAATTCTCAGCTTTAGTCTCATTCGAGTATAACACTGGAGCAATAGCGGCTGGTGCACCTATTCTTCAGTGCTTGAACTCAAAAGATTTTACTGGTGCAATGGTTCATTTGAATAAGTATATTTATGGAGGGGGCGGAATTATGGAGGGATTAGTAAGAAGGCGCGCAGCAGAAACGGTGTTATTTAATACACCATGATTATTAGGGAGCCTATATGGATGTTCAAGTTCTCCCCTTTCGTCACCAATCAATTTTAGAAGCTTATAAATCAGCAATCACCGGACCTCCAGATGACACAGCAAGGAAGGCCGACTATCGAGAGTACGAAGCGCGAATGTGGGCTGAATCAGTGTTACAAGAACGACTCAGATTCTGCAATGTTCCCCAAGAGTGTCAAGCTGCAGTTCGGTACATCTTATATCTGGAAGGGAAAAAGCAGCAAAAGTTGAAATCTCTAAGGTAATGATTGAACTTCCAGAGAGATTTACACAAGCAGCAAAACAACTACCGCTGCTTGAGTCTTTAAGTTGTTGCTTGAGAAGACATGTTGGATGTGTTATTCTTGACCAAAGTGGATATGTTTTAGGTCGAGGATATAATGGAGATATGTGGACTCCAAAGCGTGGTTCTTGTAAAAACATACCTCGAGATTGTGGTTGTAATCACGCCGAAACTTCAGCTATAAACGCAGTAATACACACCACAAATACTGACCACCATACTGCTCAGTATGGACCATTGATAGCTTTAGTAACCTGTACCCCATGTATGGCTTGTTATAATCTACTTCGTTCAGAACACATAGCACAAGTATACTGGCACGAACCTTCAGATCCCGGTGTTGCAGCAATCGAAGCTATGCAGCGTGAAATGATTCCTCATGGGATGTACGATGGCTCGCTCTACCCCAGAGGGTAAATTCAAGCAGTTTATAGCTGACACGCTCGAAGAAAAAAGGCTCCAAGGGGAGCCTTTATGGTTTTACTTACCTATCGACCAGGTGGCGGGTATTCCTGATGTGGTTGGGATATATAGATCAATGCCTTTTGGGTTGGAGTTGAAAGCGGATACGAAAGCTGAAGCTATTCAACAGTTGACCTTGATTAACATTGAAAATGCTGGCGGATTTGCAGCTATTCTCACAAAAACTTCTCAGAGAAGTTTTTGGGTGTCTACTTTATGGAATGGGCCTAAATTAATTAATTACGATACATGGTTTGAAGATCTTATTGTTGCCAAACATAAGCTTCACCAAGCGAATAAGGTAGTCGATTAGAAAAATGACCTTCCACGCACTGGTTGTATTTGAAGTACTCACAAAGTCCCCCTTCTATATTTCTGAGTGTGAGTCGAGATGAGTGAACCTTAGGCCCAGCAACGTGCCACAACGGTAGACCCAAGCTGTGAAACATGAAGTTTTGGTTGGCTTGGAGTTCTCGCATGTACTCGATGCGTGTTTTTGTAGACTCTGGATACAGTAGACGTAGCCCGTCGCGCGCCCCAGGACCTGCATTCGCCCAATCATCCTCGTTAAAGCTTACTAGGTTAGTGTAAGCTAAGTCGGTAAGAACCTCGTAGGCAAGGAAGTCTCCGAGGTTATCTACTTTTTGAAGTGCACGGTGGGCTTCTTCGAAGGTCGTATTGTCGAACACATCATGGATGATTGGAGTTAAATGGGACTCCACATCTTGCAGCATCTCAATAACTTTTTCTAGCTTAGTTTCACCATTGGCTTTTCGTGCTCCAAATGTAGGTAATACATGAGCACGGGTGAAAATAGGTTTCTTTTCATGAAGCTCTATAAGCTCAGTGTGTATTTCCTTCCAATCCAAAGCTCCACTCATGTAGTGTTTACGAAACACTTTGTCGTACGTTTCCACTCTATTAAACAATCGGTAGCACAATACTTGCATAAAGCACTGTTCTAAGTTATCTGCCAACAGTACTACCTGCTTGGCGTACAGTGTTCCACGATCCAACTCTCGATAGCTATTTGTGAATCTAAACTTGTCAAGGATAGGATCATCAGTCCAAGGAGGTGGGATTTTTAGCATGTATCGTTTATACCACATAGACTGACGTTCGTATATCCATGCATAGTATCTTTCCGTGTGTGTGGGGAACTTTTCGAGTATATTCACTCTTGAATTCCCGGACACGAAGAAGCTGCTTTAGCCTTGGACTTAAGACATTTCACACAAATTTCACGCTCCTGTAACCCAGGAGTCTGTGACTTCACAAATTCATGATCTCCTGCACCAATATACTTTGACAATACTACACTGATTTTTCGTGCCCCGAATTCAGCTAAAGCTTTGGTCAGAGTATCATCATGTTCATCGGTCAGTATTACATCTGACTCGTACGAGACTAGCGCAACGAAGCGTGGCATGAATCGATTCCCTTCTGGACAGCAGTTAGTAAATCGTCGTACGTGCCATCATACGCAATACGTTTTACGGTTGGTAGGAATAAAAAGATGGACGGGTAGTCACCTTCTGGTGTCTCTTGGAAGTCACTGAGTTCTCCAGCAACAAAGACATTCGGCACCGACGCAAGCGCCACGCCAAACTCGGTGTAGGAGCCTTTCTTGCCTGGGAGGAGCAGGAGAAAGATATCAGCTGCTACAACTCCGTAGTATTCCTTGATACTAATATCAGCCCACTGCGAAGAGTCTACTTTTCCCACTTCGAACCACTTGTAGGTGCACTCTAGTTTAGGGTTAGCTGTAGATAGGTTTAACCAAAGAGCCATAACTCTATCTTTGTTAGATAGGCTACTGGCTATGTATATTTTCACTCTATTTCTCCAATTAACTCAATGACGCTGTCAATGAGTTGCGACGCGCGTTGCTTAGTGATCTTCGTCAATCCTTGGTCGTGTTCAGTTATTTCGATGTTAGCTACCTTGATTACATCTAGCACTCTTTGGTGGTAATCAGCATCAACTGCCCTTGGGGTCAGCTTAACTAAAGTTTCAAGTTTCCAGCGTAGCAGCTTAAGTTGTGGGTTGGAGATGATATCAGAATCGCTTTGAGCTTCGTTACGGAGTGGGTCGGTAATGCCTGCTATCTCAACAACAAAGTCAACTCCTGGTACCATTCCAAATTGCACTAGTAGATTGTTGATAGCTTTCTTTACTGATGGTAAATGGGTATCATCTTCATTCCAAGTACGTACTAGCACTATGTATTCATTCAGCAAGACGGAGCCTCCAGATACTGTTCCGTGATTCTGCTGGGTGCATCGGAGCAAAAATAGTACTCAACATACTTGCATCGTAATATTCAGAAAGGCTCTCAAAGACTTCGTGTTCGGCGGGAGTTAAGACATGTTTAATGTCTTTCTGCGAAGCGAATGTCCCGTAATTGGCTTCGATTGTGAATCTCTTTTCGAGTTCTTCCTTGAGCTCTGCGTGTTGCCACTCATAAACGTGGTCGTGGGGTAGATGCACGTTGTCGTGGCAAGGTGTAGAAAGGAAGATAGTTGTGTAGGGGGCTGCCAGTTTTTGTATGTTGTCAAGGAACATGATTCCTTTTTCTTTGCTCATGTGTTCGATGACTTCAAGGGTGGAAATGATGTCTGGTTTACGTTCTCCGAGCAGTGCTAACACTGTCTCGTACGTCTTCCATTCCGTGACGTCACCCTTCATGAAGTCAGCTGGGAAGTGTGGCTTGTAGTCAGGTTTGGGTTCTCTGTAGTCTACTCCAATGTAATGTTCAACTTTACGACGATTGGAGTAGAGAAATCTACCCATGTACGCCCCTGGCCCACACCCGAGATCCACAAATGTGCTTGTCATTGCTACTCCTACCATGAGCTTGGCGAAAAGTGTGTACTTTATCATTGAAGGCGCGTAGTCTTCACGTGCGTCTCGATCTTCATAATCCCAAAAAGGTTCGGGTGCATCATCTTCGGGTTGCAGCTGAGACGATATGTATTGCCAGCGAAGTTCATGTGCAAACAAATCTCTGTGATTTTTGAGTAGTGTTCTGTTAAAATGTGGGTCTAAATTATAGAGAGCATAGCCAGCTTTACTGTTTGCTGGCATTTTTAACTTTCTGAACTAACCTAGCTACTAAGTCAGCTGTTAGAAATAAGACTTGCTTCTCTACTTCTTGTTTGTCTTGGAACAAACTAATATCATGGTACACAATAAAGCTATCCCAAGAGGCTAACGGCGGAATTTCATCTGGAAGGTGAGCAGCACCAGATATAGAAATAAGTTGTCCCATTCGGTCAATGGGACTGCGAAAGGAGAAAAATCCTGAGTATTCCGGAAGCTGAATTTTCATTTCAGCCTGAAATAAGTCAGCAGCTACCTTAGCTAGATTTTCATGTTCAGGAGCCACAAAATTTCTAACAGTGATTTGTGTATCTAATACACAAGTAGGTTTGTAGATCAGTTTAGCTAGTGCTTTTCGTAACTCAACTAACATGTCTGACCTTGTTCACTTTCAGTGATTGTTTCGTCATCCAGGATTCTCCTTGGGGGACCCATTTGAAATCTAAGTCTATTGGGACCTTAAGCTGGGTCCAGTTTGTGAGGGTGGGGTACAGAAATTCTGCCAGACTCCGAGCGTGACCTTCAGGAATTTCATACACAAGCTCGTCGTGAATACTAATGACTTCAGCTATATCCACCCACGGCGTGAGACCATGAATGCTAGCATACTCCAGGCACTTGATCCAGGATTGCATCATAGCATCTTTCAGAAGATCAGCCGCCGATCCCTGAATAATATAATTGCATCCAGCATACGCTCTATCCAGGGGAGTCGGAATGACTCTACCTAGGATTGTACGCACAAATCCCTGTCCATACTGTACATATCGATCCTTGACAGTCTGTATGACACCGTCAATAAATTCATTAGCCTTGGGAAACTCTCTACTATACGCTTGATGGATACAGCGTGCTAGTGGTATGTAAGGTTCACTCAAGGCTTGAGCACTTGACTCTGGAATAAATATCAACAGAGCTTGTTGGGCTTCAGCGTATGGCACTGGATCATTTTGAGCAGACCCAAATTGCAGAGCATTAGCAATTTTCTTGACTCCCGCACCATAGATACGGGCGAAATTTACTGTTTTTCCGTGGCTGCGCTGTACGTCTGTAGTTTCTTCTAACGACCGCCCATAAATGCGTGACCCTGTTAATCGATGCATGTCTTTATCATTCAGATACGCATCTATCATCGAAGGGTCCCCGGTGAAATGGGCAAAGAGGCGTAGCTCAATTTGTGAGTAGTCAGCAAAGAGCCATTCGCGCCCCGGCGGCGGGCGAAACACCCCACGCACTCGCGTGAAATCCAACCCTTTCTTCGGATTTACAACGTTCTGCAGAGCGGGGTCAGACGATCCGAATCGACCTGTCTTAGCCCGTTCGGGCTTCAAATTTGTGTGAACCGCGCCGTCGCCTCCCAGGAACGTGAATATCTCTTTATACTTGTCTCTGGCCTTTTTCCACCCGCGTGCTCGCGTGATAATTTCAGCCTCAGTTTTGTGTTCCACGTCATGAAGGGCTGCACTATCCGTAGATGGTAGGTTAGTTTTGATGGTAAAATGCTTAGGCTGCTCGCCTAGAGTCTCATACAAGAATTTCCGCAACTGTAGTGGCGAACCAATATTCAAACCAGGCGCAATTACTTGAAACTCTTCAAGAGCCTTGACAAACTCCACTTCAGAAATTTTAAGTTCCGCCATGAGCGTTTCGTAATCTACATGCCACCCATGTTTCTCCATATGGGTGAGAAGTTTCACAAGGGTTAGTTCACGCCGATAATTCGTATCTTGCCGTACCGAGCGTTCTTCTGCTAACTTGTACATACAATGCAAGGTCATCCACACATCTTGCACCGCGTACGGCAACATAAGTTCCCTCGGAACATCCTCATACGTTAGATTATTGGTCTTTATCCACTTTCCATTAATTCTTGCCTTTGTCTCATGGGCTGATAACCATTGCTTAACCTGTTGCTCAGGACCATCTACATCTATGACATCCTTCAAGTATCTCATAGCTGCAACCTTGAGTTTAGCTGAAGCTAAAGGATATTGTGTTCTGAAGGCGTGCATCGTATCTTCAATGTTGAGCTTGGTGTAGTCCTTGGGACTCCACTTCGTCCATGTTCTCAACATGTGTAAGTCAAACTTAGCATTATGAAAGACCCAGGTCTTATCTAAGCAAGTTTGTAGAATGGTAGCAGCTATGTTCTTGTTGTAGCAAGCGTAGACCGTTTCAAAATCTGTGCAAAAGGTCATCATGAATGGACGATGTCCTACTGCCCAATGAAGCCCATTTGTCTCAGTGTCCAGGGCCAAGTACTCTTGGTCCTCTATTGTAGTGAGACACCCTTCGTAGTTGGTTTGATCAACTACAACTGTGTCCCAACTTACCATACTCCGTAACCTCCTGTTAATAAGTATTGAAATTCTGGAGGAGCTTCATCCATGATTCCAAAGTAACAGGCTAACCAGGGTCTAATTCCTTGGAGTTCTGTATTTAATCTCCGCGTAGACATAGACTCTCCAACTAAATTTCTTCTGAAATCTGTAAGAGCTGATACATCTGGAGTAGTACTTCGAACATTGCTAGTTTCTTCAGCTATGAATTTCTCAATAGCCAAACGATCCCGCTCGTATAAGTGAAGAGTAGCAGCAGTGTGGTAGTAGTGACCTACTTCGAGTCTCAAGGCAGAAGCCATGATGAGTTGCCACATAGAAAACTGGTACACGTCAAGAGGAAATCCTCTCCACACATCGTTAGATCGCATGTTTACAAATGCGTGGAGCTTTCCTTGCCGCGCCATGAACTGTATACTTACTAAACAGGGAGGGGTACCAGGTACAAACGGATGCTGTACCTCAACTCTGATAACTGCTCGGCGGGACTCTGGGTCACGCGTCAGTTCATCAAAACAAGTACAGAGCCCAGCAGATACACTTCTACCGTATGACCAGTTCGCAATGTCACGAAGATCTTCTGGTTGATCTTCAACATATTTAGTAACCCCAGGAAACACATAGCTTAACAGACTCACAAACTCGCAGGGCTGCGCATTCCACAGCATCTCGGCTACTTGGTAACGGTAATTAAACCGTCTACCCTTGTTTGCTAGTAGGTTGTTGTTTGGTTCCGTGATAACTATACTTGCGTTAAGAATCTCTGCTGTAGTATCTTTATACCCCTCGACTGGCTCTGCGCCAAGCATCTCGTCTAGAAGTATCTGATAAACATCAGCAAGACTTGTACCTACGTACATTAGAATTCCTCTCGGAGAATAGCTTTCACAAAAGGTGGACTCAACCGGCGATTTTCTTTTAAAGCCATGCGAATTTCAAACTCGTACACCATACTGAACGTTACACAATCAAACAATCCACTGTTGTAGTGGAGCATGGTGATTTTCTGATTTTTCATCAAAACTTGTATAAGTTGTTCATATCCAGCCTTGGCCTGTAGTATATTTTCCAAGCTTAAATATGTGTCTCCGCGTTGCCTGTATCGAGTACGAATTACAGTTTCGTTTGCAGAAGCCATAATGAGTAAGATATTTTCTGCTTGGACTACTTGGAGAAATTGCCCAAATTCACGTTCGTTGACAGGGTATTTATTAGGCTCATCATGGAGCAGTTTCCCGTAGACAATGGACCCTAAGCAAAGCCTATCATACACCGTTGCCCCAAAGTCATTTGATAGATGATCAACAACGTCATCCCAATGTCGGCGGGGAGGAACTGGTAAACCCACATGTTTATAACTAGCTTGAAACCGCTTTTCGATGTGCTTGGCGAGGGTAGTCTTACCTACCAGGTCGCAGCCTTCGATGATAATCAAAAGGGTATCTCCTCACCTGGTTGACGCATTTCTTCTAAAATCTCTAGAATGCGTGGTGGTTTCCAGTTTGGTGGTTTAGTCACTCGTTTGGTGTAAGGGTCTGCATTAGGATTATGCACTTTTTCCATGTTACTGTAATGTATTTCAGAAATAATAGGTCCTAAGTCTACTCCATGCTGTAACCCACACCCTATGGCATAATAGATTAAATCACCTAGTCCATCTATTAAATCTTCAACAGTTTCAGCTACTTCGATTTCATTGATCTCTTCTTGTAAGTAGCCCAAATGCTCTTCAAGCATTTCTGAGCTGATTTCGGTTACAGGGTGTGTGGGATGATTGTATTTTAACCTATTTTTATGAAAATCTTTAACGTACATAACCCACTCAGCATAGCTCCCGGTGGCTACCACATCAGTAATCTTTGGCCGATCCATTCAGTGCTCCGTTCGAAGAAAACATGTGTTTGTCTAAAGCGGTACGTAGGATTTTTACGAACCCAGAACTCTTTACATAGTTCCCTCCGCGTAAAACTATGGCTCGCTGGGTTACGAGATAGGACATAACTGACTGAGCTCGTTCGCGGTCAAGATTAGCATAATTCTGCAAATCAAAGAGTCGCAGTTCACGTTGCTGTAGAAGGGCTCTAAGCAATTCTTCGTGTTTATCTTTGCACCAGTTTAATACTCCTGAAGAATCTCTCACATCTTCAGCGTTCTGACAACTCAGAGCATATTCATTGTAACCCACAGCAGGATCATCAAAGAGTTCATAGCACAACTGTTCAGCCGCTAATACATGAATGCGATCCACAATAAGCTTTACACCATCTGGTGAAGAGAAGCAAAGTGCTGCAATAGAAGCAGAAATACGAGCCATCTTTACTCGCTGCTCCATTCGCTCCACCACTTTAATGTCTGAGTGGTACTTCTCTGCCATGCGTTCTGCTGAAGACATACACTCTTCCGAGGCTTCTTCAGTGAATATCACTTGACCAGAAGTGCGGGACCAAGCAAACATGATTAAAAGATGGCAGAGTTCGGAAGTATGAGTGTGTTCTACCTTGAGATTGGAGCGTAGTACGCTGCTCGGCATATCTACGGAACGAACTATAGATATCAAGTCAAGGCGTGCAATATCCTCTGCCCGACCAAACACGTCAGGAACTAACTGGACTCCCTGGGCGAGTTGATCAACATTTAGATTTTCACTACGAGGATTTGACAGCCAAAGAAGTCTCGTGCGTGCCTGAACTCTTTCTACCCTGATTTTGTCTATTTCAGCAACTCCAGACGACCGCATACCTGATAAAGCTCCCATGACCATAAGGGAGATGTTTTGACATTCGTCGAATGTTACCCATCCCCTATCGTTAAGAGGACACTTTCCCCATGAGACCATCCATTCTCCGTTAGCCAATTTTTGAGCGCCCCCGAGTATACCTGACAGGCTAGCATTTTCTGCAACAACGAGTTCACCCGCTTTATAATGTTGGTGGAGTCGTTTGGATACTTCGGACTTTCCCTGTCGTGTATCTCCACCAATATAGCCTTCGAGCCAGCCTCGGTCTGGGACAGACCCAAAAATTTCAAATCGTAGGAGACTGTGGGCAACAAGGTCTGTGACGATGTGAATATTTCGACGTTTATAGATCTTAGTAACATTGGCTGAGAGATCATCCCATCTTTCACGCAGTCTATCAATGATAGACTCCACTGTTTTATTTTTTGGTTGAAAGAATTGCAAGGCTTCAAAGACTTCAGGTGTGGTTTCGAAAGTATCGATGGATAGTTTTGAAGTTGTAGCCTTTGTGATGATGAATGTATTAGCTTGGTCTCTTGGATGTGTAGTCATGCGACCAAGCATGGTGTAGACACTATTAGATGTGATTGGGGTGTCTACCACATAAGCCATTTGCTGAACGTACTCTGAGGACCCATCATATTTACGTTGGTCGATAGTTGTAGATAGTAGAATCTTTTCAACTGAGGACCGCATCGCTTCGACTGGTTCAGCCGTCCAGAGGGGACACCGTACTATACCTGCTTGTTCAGCTATAAACGCTCGCACTTGTACGTCTGTACGCTCAATTGTGTATAATAAGTCCTTTGAATCTGAACCTATAAAAAGATCAAGTGTACCACTTTCTGTGCTACCTAGTCCACAATTCTTGCAAACATTCCCTCTGGATTGTGGGCATGCAATGTTGTAGCCCCGGTCCGCTGTGTATGGTGTTGTTTCTTTTCCAACAACGTGTGCATCGACATTAAGGAGTTTGTTATTGTAGACCGGATTCTTAGTGTCTCCCAATGAATATAACGAGAGAGCCGTGGCTTCGTCTGAGCCTGCAAGTACTTTGGTGATAACGGCGTGAAGCTGCTCAGATGATGTAGGTATAAGTAGAAGAAAATCAGTAACATCGCCGTGACTAGGTAAACCATCAGAAGGAAGATCGTAGACAGTAACTGAGGCGACGATTGGACGTAAAAGTTGCGCAATTTTCCTAGCACTTAGTTTCCCTTTCTCATCAACATCGTAGCAAATAATGACATGTTTGCCACGCAGTGGTAGATTACAGGTATCGGGTTGCCAGCTTCCAGCACCTCCAGTTGCAGATACGGCAGCAAATCCTGCCTGGTTCATATTGAGAGCGTCTTTCTCGCCCTCTACTAAAAATACTACTTGGGGATCGTTTTGCAATGCTTGAATGGGAAACAGTCGAAGATTATGAGACCCGTAACTGACTTTTTCTTCTTCTATTGTTGTGGTGTAGTGGATTACTTTACTACCAGATGTGTCCCCATACTTATACATCCGTAGATTGCGTACCAAGCCATGTTCATCAAACACTGGCCACACATAACGCTCACCAGTCCATCCGAGGGAATATTTAAGAACTGTGGCTTCGGTAATTCCACATTTGTCTAATAATAACTGTTTAGCAGCACTGTTCTGCAAGAGCTGGGCATGATACCCATCTACAATGGTCTGAGGAATAGGAGGAAGTACAGATTTCTCTTTACGCTTCCCATTAGGGAGTTGTCCTAAGAGAGCCTGTACCTCTTCTACCGATCCGCCCCTATCACACTTTCCAAAGCAATGCCAGTTACCTGTGGTGAGGTCTACCGCACACGACGGAGTACTTTCCTTGTGAAAGGGACAGAGGATTTTGTATTCCTCTGGTTTGGAGGTTGGGATCTTGTCTGCCCACTGCGGAAAACTACTATACAGCGTTTCCCACTGAGTCAAGCGTTAGTACGCTTTGCCGTCCTCAGTTTCAGGGACAGGTTTGTACTCTGCATCTTCAACTGTGTTAGATGCAGGCCGTGCGGCATACTCCTCATTTTCTTGTGGAATCATGTACTTAGCTTGCGAAGCTTGCATTTGCTTATATACACTCTGCAAATACTTCAGCAACCGAATATCTTTAATCGGTCCCATGTTAGTGAACTGAGGACTATACCATGTCCCTTTCTCATTAGTTTCTTTTGCAACTCCAAGTTGCCAGATGTGCGAGTACATCGGCATCTCAGTGCCTTTGTGTCGAAGATTCATCATCTGCGTAACAAAGTTCTTCATGATCCCAATAGCCGTTCGCTTCCCAGAAAACGCGACTGGAGCCTGATCGTATGGAGATTCCCCATCCGGCAACGGAATCATGAGAATATTCTTGAATTCCGTACAGCTTGGCTGTGATCCATCTTGACCAAATTCTTTGAACACACAAGCCATGCACGCCCCGTACTTCGATCCGTGCTCCCCGTCTCGGGCAATACACTCCAGTTTCGCACCCGGATCTGGACTCTCCCACTTAATGCGATTCATATAGAATAGCAACGGTACAAACTTCAACCCTTTGTTGGAGTAGTTTACGTTGGTGACAATGTTGAAAATGTCACCGGCTTGCCCGAGACGATCGGTAACTTGCGGATTCGTAGGTTGTAGAATCGCAAGGCGCGGCATGATAATGTCGTCTGAACGAACATTCTCCTTGCCATCCTTACCTGTCTCGTTGTAAAAACTAAGAAGTTCCTCTTCATCAGTAACAGTAGCAAGGTCAGCAGGGGGAGTTGCTACTGTTTCAGGCTTCTCTTTGTGAGTAATTGCCACGTGCTTCATCCTTTCCGGACGCGAATACTGCGATCAATGAATGCTTTCGCCAACTCTTCTGGAGGAAGAGGGGCTCCGTGTTCCATCTGTTCTTTCCACCACTTACGAAGTGTCTGGAAATTCACGGTACGCACAGCGATTTCTCCTTCACCGTGACCATCCAACCACTTAATAAACTCTTCCTTGTTAACCACAGCAGGATGTGGTGATTCCTGCCGATAGAAAAGACCCACGTTCTTAATGTGCATCTTCTGGATGCTACGAGCATCAAAAGTTGCAAGTATAACTTCGTTCTGGGTCTTTAGTACAGCGTTAATGTCTTTGAGTTCTTGTTCGAGATCTTGCTTACGCTGACGTAACTCTGCATACTTGCCCATCGTATCGACAAGCTCCGTATCAGTGGCTAGGGGCGCTGCGGGTGGCTCCTGAGATTCAGCTAGAAATGCTTCATACTCGTCTAGCGAAGTTTCAGGGATATCTTCAGCCATTAGTCATAATCCATTCCCATCTGCTTACCAAGCAGCATATTAGCAAAGCGACGTGAGGTCATTTGTGTAAGTCGCTTCTTGTTACTTATGTTCTGGAGTATTCCGCGTTCCACAGAGTCGCGACACATGAAGTTGTAGTAGAACACGGGTCGAAGTTGTCCAATCCGATGTGCTCTGTCCTCGGATTGACGTTGATGTCCATAGTTGTAAGACATCGAGTAGTAACAGACAAAATTTGCAGCTGTTAACGTGATTCCAGTAGAGCCTGCCTGTAAATTACTCACAAAGGCGCGAATACCAGCGTCATTTTGAAAACTCTTCACCGCATCTTGTGCGTTACTGCTATTATCTCCAGTTAGACTAACAAATCCAACTCCTAATTCCTCTAGAAGTTTTGAGACAATAACCACATCTGCTCGAAAACGAGTAAAGATGATAAGTTTATTATGTGTGTCTAAACTTACCCATTTTGGAATCTCAGTTCGGAGACGATCCGCCTTTCCACCTTCAAACATATGTGTCTTGCCATTGTCTAACTTAATGTGCCCACTACAAATCTGTTGTAGACGCATAGTTAGTACAGCTTGAAGTTTTGTAGAAATTACTTGCTCTTTGAGCAACTTCATAACGCCAGCATCCTGCTGATGAGTAGACAGCCAGCTATTCAAGGGTTGAATATTTTGTGCTTCGAGAGGAGATGTATCAAAAGGTTGCTTTGTTAGGATAGCAACCATTTCATCCCGCATTAAATTATATAGTTTCTCTTGCCCTGGAGTCATATCCACATACATGTTGCTAAATGTTTGTTTAGGCAACCAAGGTAGAACGTCTTCCTTAAAAGCCTCGTACGCGTGATACGTGACTCTAGTTTGAAGTTTCTTGACTAACTCAGGCGGGAAGAAATATTTGTACACACCCTTAAGGTGAGGATGCGGAGTTTTCGTACATACAGCCTGCTCAAAACTACGATAGGACCCATAACCAAGTGGATGTCTCGTAGGATCAGGCTTAGTTCCGTATTGCATAATGTACGGGTCTAAAACATCAAAAATAGACCAGAGGTCTAGAGGATTCTTAGTTGCAGGTGTGCCGCTTAGGGCAAGGCGACCGCCGCGCTGTTGCTTAATGGATAGAACTAATTCTCGCGCAGCTTCCGTCCACTTTGCACTTCTATTTTGGAGTCGCTGACACTCGTCAAATACTCCTCCTCCAAAGCGTGCGGCTACTAGGTGATCTTTGAGTAGTCGTAGGCTGTCATAGTTTATGACTATAACGTCGTAATCACCCTGTACCACACGAATCTTTTGTTCTTTAGTCTGATGCGAGTGTACTCGCACAAATTTTAGTGGAACATTAAACTTTTCAGCTTCATCTATCCAGCCTCCAACCATGTTCATTTGAGAGACTATAATAAACTTTCGCCTACCTTGGTTGTACCACCACTCCATAACAGCAAAAGACACCGGGGTCTTACCAGTCCCGGTGTCCATGAATAACGGAGTCCAGAGAAAACCACGCTGAAAGCGGTCTTGCACCCACTGCACAGCTTCTTGCTGAAATTTATATAACTCAACAAGCAAGACTTAGACTTTATACTTTCTAACGAAGGCTGCAAAAAGCCACCAGATTTAACTCGGGTGGCTCATTTGTTGCAAACAAGGGGTTCTAGCCGAAATTCTTGCTCGGCGTTCGGCCCCCTTCTAGACTGTCGCGGGTTCGAGTGCCCTGACGGACTCCTTACGATGTTTGAGGGTATCAGCCAGATGGACGAGAGCCCACTGTTTGTAGTCCTTGTCGGGTTTGTTGAGAACGTCTTCCTTGCGCTGCTCGAGATACCAAGCCACGAACTCTTCCTTTGCAGGGCCGTCTACCAAGCTTCCCTTTGGGGTCAGAATGGCACCGCCGTACTTAGCTTGGAGTTCTGCTAGTTTCTCAGTGATGCGCGTTCGCATCGATCCCTGTTGAGTTTTTGCCAATTTATTCTCCTTAGATGTGTAAATCACAGCCGTATCTCCTAGCATAGTGAGAATCTCACGTAGTCTAGCTGATGATAGGTCTGCAAGATCTGAACTTGACAGCATATTTGCCATCTATTCTCCACTCCCTCCTTGTAACAGCCTCAAAGGGGAACGATAGACAGTAGGCGTTAAACGCTCTGCTATTGTGTACAACTTAGCCGAAATTAAACTGTGTTCTGTGGGTGTAGGTCGCATTCCATCTGCGACGTATCTCAGTAAATCAGCATCCGACAACATGTGGATATTAACAACTGGTTCATTGTCCATAGAGAACTCCTTCAAAAGTAAGCTCTACTTACTTCTTCGTTTACCCTGACAAACCCTGCAATCTATTTCTCCGTAGAAATAATAAACCCTCCAGACCGGAGTCCAGAGGGTTTACTTCTCCCACTCGAAGAGGCTAGCTACTCGACGTTTGGGAGAGCTAGCTTCCGGTGACGGTACGCATGGCGCTTGAGGACATCCATTTTGTCCACGTACTCGCCTTTGCGCAGTTCGATGTACTTGTCCTGCAGTTCCTTGCCGGTTACGCCTCCCTTAGCGTATTCCTGTTGGAACCACTTGACCCAAGGCAATCCTCCGGGACCCTTACCTTCACGCGGCGCAGAGGGTGCTTTTGCCTTCGCTGGCTTGGCTTCGGTGGTGCCATTGGTTGCAGGTTTAGCTCCAACCGGAGCCACGGTTGGCTTAGCTGTTGGTGCTGGGGGATTAGGTTTCTGAGACATTTGTGCTTCTCCTTGGTAGTTACTCGGTACTGATGCTTCTTCGTGCTTAAACTGCCACTCCCTGCCGAGTTTTTGAGCTAATCCTTCAACGGTCATTTCAAGGGAGCGTGCAATGATTTGCATAAGTGGTTTGTACTTACCTGGGTACCGCGTGGGGTGCGCACTTAAAAGACGAAGGAAGAGTAATTCGACCTGTTCATCGGTAGGTGTTCGAGGAAATGCTTGGAAAGGGTAGTACTGCTCCCACCACTTGTCAATAAATGAGAAATCTGAAGATTTAAGTTGAGCAATTAACCAGGGGACTTCTGCAGCACTACTCATTTACATGGATTTCTGCAAATCTGAAGTTAGTCCCTGCTCGAAGGAGGTTGGTTTCAACCGTTTCACGAACTTTAAGTGAAGTCGCGAGGTAACTCTTAGTCCGGCCGAGGTGTAATTGTGTTCCGCCTCGGGAACGGCGTTCCAATAAGAGTTATTTCGCGACTCTAATACTTAGAACACATGAGGTATTAATTTGCTAGTAACGATGATGAAAGCAAAAGACGTTCAGGACATGGAGATGATTCGTAATACTCCTGACTTGAAACTGATTCGCAAGATGATTGGTGATACACCAATGCTGTATCCTATCACTCCTCAATTGGGTATATACTATGGTCTACATCAGCATGTGATACAAACGAAGTACACTGGAACTGTACGTAGTGCAATGTTAAGTCAGACGAAGAAAATGCGAGTCCTTGGAACTTTCATTCTATGTGCCTTTAACAATGGGAAGCAAATCTCATTGACTGACGATGATGTTAATAAATTCTGGAAATTTTACGAAGAGGAGACTCTGAGTGTTTAACGAGGAACATGACGTACCTGTAACCTTCAAAACAGACTTTCATGCAGGGTCTGTTGGTGAAACTCTGAAGATGCTCTCCGATGACAACTTAACCGGGCTCACGGTACAAGCTGTCGTTATTTCTCCTAACAATCTAAGGTACATCGTACCTGCTGTTGCAAGTTCCGACGGTACGTATGCTTACATTACAACTACTTCTAGTACATTTCCCTACCCTGGAGTGTATAATATTCAGTTAGAAATTGTTAATGCTGGATCACCTCCGACTTTCACGGTGGCTACTACAATTCAAATTACTGTGCTGCCAGTCGAATAACACAAAAGGGCTCAACTGCAGTTTCAGAGAAACTTAGAGGAGAAGCAACTGGAACTTGCGAGGAATCACAAATGACAGAATTAGAAGAACACAAAATTCTATTCAAAGCGGCTCTAGAAGCACTTCCAGTGGTGAATCAAACCGCTATTTCGTGTCTACGAGATATGTGGATTACTGTTGCTGAAGACGGTGAGTGGACAATACATTCTCATCATTGGCCTATTTCAGCTTTTGCCACCGCACCTGTTATGCTTTACGCAAACTCTCACGCTCTTCTCGCTGCTTTACAGGAGGGCGTCGATTGATGTTCTTTCTTCCATGTGACGACGAAATCAAACACGCCATGCTCATCGACGGGGTTAGGTTCTACGCTGAGAATGGTAGTGTGATGACGGCGCGTGCTTTACAGAATAACCACAATAGGGTATATCCAAACTGCAAGTATTGTGTCGATTTCAATTTAGAAGGTTTATCACACGTTCATAAGCGCGACAGTAACCGTTTGTTCCATGAGAATGACGTTCCTGTTAGCTCGGCTGAATTGATGCAGGGTAAACCGATGGTTCTTCATACCTCGATGGGCGATCTCATTTCTATAAAATCGCTATCTCCTGCAATGCTGAAAGAATTGGGTTTAATTGAACAGGATTAAGAGGTTCTTTACCTCAAGGCCACATGTTTTTCTTTTTCGTGACCCGCCGCCCGTTGTGAGTAGACAGCAACATAGACTTACAAATGAGCAGTATTACGGAGAATGGACTCCTCAATCACCTCATCGCTGGGACGTTGCAGAAGTTCTAGCTCGACGTGAACGTGAACGTTTGGAACATGCAAATACCTGAGCACATCGTTCCCCTCAGAGTGTACGAAGTACAAGGAGTCATCGGGCACTATTACATGGTGTTTTTCCCGACTAACTGGTCACTAGTCTGGTTTCCTCTTACTGAGACGTACGGGGTATATGATCACCACGCCAAAGTGAACTTCGACCGAATACACACCTTTGCTACGGAGAGTAAAGAAATCCAAGTCCTCATGGGAATGCGTCGTCACATTAAAGACCTACTCGAACAAAAACGAACACACAAAATCCGTTAGGAGAAGCCATGCACGAAATTAAGTGTGCCTGTGGGAAGCCTAAATCATATCGTCGTAAAGCAGATGGAGGGATCGAATTCCCACCTATCTTGGAGCATGTGGGAGAATGCAAGAAACCGGCTAATCACCGTCAAGAGCAAACTGTGAATCGTAGTCAGCGTCGAGTTTCACCTGCTCAGTTGTCCAAGATTTCATGACAATTAAAATAGCAGACACAGTACGTCTTTATTCTGGTGGTCTTACTGGTACGGTAATTAGTGCTTGGAAGGACATACACGAAGAAGCATTTCTTGTTCAGCTGAGTACTGGTGAATGGGTAACACTACCATCTAAAGAATTACAAATAGTCCATCCTAGCTAATGACAAATACCCTCGTGGCGTTCGAGGGTATTTTTATGCCCAAATGCAAGAGGGATTAATTGTAACTGAGCCAATATTCATCGAATATGATGAAACGTTGGCTTTATCCAGCTTTACTGTTCATTGGACTGTGTTGTTTTACTCCTATTGCATCTAGTAGTGCTCCTGCCGTTGGTAATGGACCTGCTAGCTCAACTGACAGTAACGGCTATGCTAACGTTGATTGCCAGGTAGGATGTTCTGGAGGAGGGGGAGGCAGTGGGAATCAAGGAACTGCTAACACTATTTCCAATGCCTGGCCAGTTCGGTTTTGTGACACTGTCAGTGGGTTTTGTGCAAGTATAGATTCTAGTGGTAGATCCACAGTTAATTTTGCATCTGGTAGTACCGTTAGTCTAGGAACTGGTTCACAAGTCATTGGTTCCATATCTAACATAGCGTTTGGAATAACTGGAACCTTACCTGCATTTGCGTCAACTCCTACATTTAATATTGGAACAACGGGAGGTATAGCACTAGACGCTTCTCTTCAAAGTTTTCTCACAGGAATAGACAGCACAACAGCACCAGGGAAGTTAGTTGTTGTAGGCGGTGAGTCTAGTGATGCAACGCCACAATATAACCCTATTCCCCTCACAAATGGTGGGGTAGCAGTTGTTATATCAGGTGCTATTACCAATACGGTATTTGGTGTAACATTACCTTATAATATGAACGGTGGACCACAAACTGCAGGTACAGCAAATGGAGTAGGCGTGTTTGGTGTTTATAACACGTCCTCTCCTACTCTTACAAATGGACAAGTTGTTCCGTTGCAGCTAGATGTTAATGGAAATCTTAAAACTAATTCTACAGTTAGTGGTACCGTTGCAATTTCTAACTTCCCCACGCCCTCGCCTCTTGGACAAGCCTTGTCGTCCGCCTCAATTCCAGTGGTTCCGGCTAGCGATTGGCTTGGACGCGTCAACACAGGCGGGAAAACGACTTCTGGAGCGATCACGGCCGGACTCGCTGGACCGACAGTTATCAAAGCATCTGCAGGCGTCTTAGTCTCAGGACTTATCACCACCGCCGGAACAACAGGTACAGTTATACTTTACGACAACGCTAGTGCGTGTTCGGGAACCATCATCGGCGAGGTTGCTGGCACAACGGCACTCGCAACTATGGTGGCGGGTGCTCCCCCGATCAAGTGGGATATGATTGCGGTGAATGGGATCACGGCTTGCGGAGGAACGGGAAGCGCCGCTATTACCGTGGGGTACAACTAGATGGGCCGCGTTCTTTTTGCACTGCCCCGTCTCTTGCTCACCCTGCTAGCGCGCCCTGAGCTTGTAACGCGAAGCCGCGTTATCGCGGCACTGCTCGTCATCGCACTGGTGTTTTCTCGCGCTTCAAGCCCCGCGCTTGCCGTAACGTGGATTCAGAACTTCTCGGACAATTTCACGCGGGCAAACACGTATTCTCCGATGAATAATTGGGCGAACAGAGCGCAGAGTCCACAATGGGCGTACGGTGGAACTCCCTCCAACATTCAAACCCCACAACCAACGCTTTACACGATTTCGGGGAACAAGCTTAAGGAGAACATTCCTAACCCAAGCTCGACTCAAATGTTCAACACGCAACTAACTCGGCCGCAGCAAGAGTCTCCCGACTTAAATCAACGCGTCGTTGTGACCACTGAGGCCATTGCAGATGCGAACCCGGCAACGCGCTACGGAGCGGTGGTCCGTGTGCAACTTGTCGGCGACGATTACGTGTGCTTCTTTGCGACCGCGAGCACAAACAATTTTAGTTGTGGAACATCGGTGGGGTACACCTACACCTCGAAAGCAGCCGCGACTGTTACGGTAAACAGCGGCGACAGCTATTCCATAGACCTGTCCGCTACTGGCTCTAGCCCAACTACCATAACGGGAGTATTGACCGACGTATCGACTTCAACGGTGGTCTCCACGATCTCAGGAACCGACTCGACGGCCGAGTTTCAGTCTTCAACGTCGCCTGGTCTTGTTGGACTGGAGAGCGCAAATGGAAGCGGCACACAACGAAATCCCGAGTTCTTCACGAACTTCGTGGATTACAGCGACGTGACAGCCGCCGCCGACCCGCCGTACTACGATATCGCCTTCATAGGCGATTCAATCTCAAACGGAGCGAATGACATCGGCGGGGGGTCAGATCAGTACTCTCCTCCGATAGACGAATGCAATATCATACAAGCAACAATCTATCCGCAAAACGTGTACTGTATAAACTACGGAGTCAACGGCGCGGCCTACTCGAATTTTAAGCCAGGCGGCTCTTACAATGCGGCGTCCTTAGCCCTTTTCCAAGCTGCTATGCCTGGACTACCTAACGAACAAGACTACCTGAGTGAGGCTCTGGGCACAAACGAAGCTAACGTAAGCACCAGCGCTGCTACATGGCAAGCGAACGCAATCGCGACGAACGCTAGTTATACAGGTGGAATCCCTGGGTTGCAGGTTATGCTCAACCTGTCTCCCTATGCCAACTGCGTTGTAACGCTAGGGGTATTTGGTTGTCAAATACCGAGTTTTCTTGTTCAATACGCCGCTGTAGCCCCTAACGTTGTTGCAGCGCAACCATCGCAGGTCTTCATGGGAGCTAACCCCTTCACCGCGTTCTCGGGGGCCGATTCAACCTACTGGATGTACAGTTCGTCAAATACACTGGCGGGTGTACACCCAACAACCATGGGAAGTTGGACGCTAGGGTCCCAATGGGCGCTTGCTTTTCTCAATCACATCGGAGCAGTTGGAGGGTACTATTTCTTGTATTGATACCGACAAGGCGTTTGTGGAGTATTCAACAAAATGCAGCAAGCTAGGAAGTGGTCAACAATAAATGAGAATTGACACCATGTCTGACGGATCCGTAGGTCTATTGTTTACACCTGCTGACCCTACCACCATCACGTCAGCATTCACAACAGGTGGACGCCAATTCAAGATTGCTGGCTTTTGGAGTGTGGCTTCAATCACCGAATCCGTTACGCTAAATATTTACGACGAACCTGCAAACGGTGTAGGATCACAAGCCAACAAGAAGGGTGGATTGGTTCTTGGTCCTGATCAAGTAATCACAGCTCCTCCCATTATTGGAATCCCCATTATCTATGGGATTACATACACTCTATCAGGAGCACTAAGTGATAATTTCATGATTCTCTTGGTTCCATTTATTGCTCTTGGACCTTACACGGTTCCAGTTCCCACACTCCCTTCCGGACGCTAGGAGTACACATGCCCGCACCAGTATTTAATTTCACCGAATCAAACGGTGCTACCCCGACACTCACCAACAACATCACGTCCATCGTATTTGCTTCAGCTGATACTCAATCTAATTCAGCTGGGCTTGCAACTACTAGCCCTATCACGGCAGGTAATAACTCATACGAGAAATGGTGGCGGATGCAAATCACCACTGTTGCATCGAATTCGGTGTCTGCTTTTGGTGTGTACTTTTCGGCAACTGCCCCTACGGACCAGGCGAGTGTTTCAACGTACATTACTATGTACTTTGCAACCAACGCTACTTTTGCAACCCCTGTGGCTACAGTGTCTACTGTGGCTACGACACTATGTTCAGCACACACAGCTTCACCTGGAACAGCGTTCACTGCTCCAGCTAACACGGCTAATTCGTACTCTGGATATGTAACCCAACAAATGCAAACAGGGGCGAGTGCAACTGGTGGAAATGTGAACTTCCCAAGTCCGTGGGCAACCTTTCAATACACATATAATTAGATGTTCGACATCAACCAGGAAAATCTTCGACGTAAATTAGAAGCAGATCGAGCAGATATTGCTGCTTTTTTGTGGGAAGTGCGCCGCGTTCCTGAACACATGGTTGATGGAGCTCAAGTAGACTCCGAAATCATCATAGCTGAGTATGACAATGCTGGTATCCTTCATCGCTTCAACGAAATTAAGGTGCAACCACCTTATTTATTTTGTGCAAAGTCTGAACGTACTGGCGTTCCATCCCGCTATGTTCATATAGAACCAGGCTGGGAGTTTATTTGGCACCACCGGGTACGCACCAGTGTGTGCATGGTAGGACAAGATAATCCTGCTTATGTGCCTCCTATTACTGAGGATTGTGTGCTGCTCGGTAGGCGTCATCTGTTTCTCCTCAAAGAGGAAGTAATCCTCATATATCCTAGTGGGCAGTTTGTAGGTCCCTTCGACTCACTAATGAAAGCCCTCCAGTACTGAGAGGAATCCCATGAGCTGGGTATCCACGGTTAATGGATTAAATCCAGTCTTGTGGTGGCGTATGGACTCTACAAGTGGAACGGAGTCCAACAACGCGAGCGGGTCTAATTCAGGTGGAAGTATTACAGGTACGGTGGGTAGCAGTGTTACTCGCGGTGCCTCTAGTCTTTTAGCCGGGGATACAGATGGAGCTATGTCACTCCCATCTGGTGGAACCTCATGGTCTACTGCCAATGGCATTATTGCTGCTCATAATAGTGCCTTAGAACCTAATAATGTTACAGTGGTGTGCTTGTTAAAGCAAGCCTCTATAGATACCACTAATCTCAAGCGTATTATACACTATGGTGGAGATGGTGTTACGCTTGGAGATTATAATTATCGGCTACGCACTGATCCTAGTACATCTGGATTTAATTGGGCGTGCGAAGTAGGCGGATCAGCAGTCTCTGGTAATTTTGGAGGCTCCCAAACTGCTGGAGCTATTATCCTTCTTGCAGGAACATACGATGGCATTTCTCTCATTGGGTATGTTAACAATTCTGGAACCACAGTTGCAACTACTTCAGGGAACATCGATTACAGTACAGTAGCCTCTACGGGTGGTTTGGCAATTGGGATAGACCCTGTCACCAATCCCGATGACGACTACTTAAATAGCGTAATTGACGAATTTCTCATATTTAATTATGCCTTAACTTCCACCCAAATAAATAATTTATACCTAGCGTCGTTGACTGTTACCACTTCTGCTACATCAAATGCTGTAGCTGATCTTAAAGCAACCACATCTAAGACTACTAATGCTTCAGCAGTCATTTCAAAAACTACATCGAACACAACGACAGGTTCAGCCGATCTTCAAGCCACAACGACTAAAACTACAGCTGGCGTAGCTGATATTTTAGCTACTACCACAAAAACATCAAACGCCGTTGCTGATATTAAGGTTACCCTTACAAAACTGTCTAATGCTGTTGCTGACATTCAAAAAGTTATCAGTAACACAGTTACTGCAGCGGCGTACATAGTTTCAGCTAAGATGGCTAACGCTGTTGCAAACATCCAAGCTGGGGCTAACAAAACTACAAGTAGCACTGCAGTGATTCAAGCAACTGTTGGAGCTACTGTAGCAGGTTCTGCTGATCTTAAAGCAACCACATCTAAGACTACTAATGCAGTTGCTGACATTGCTAAGATTTCTAATCTAACAAATGTAGCTTCTGCTGATATTAAAGCCACTGCCGTCACACCTATTAACGCTGCAGCAGACATTAAAGTCACCCTTGCAATAACAAGTGCTGGTAGTGCTGATATTAAAGCCACAAGCTCTTTAACCACAGGTGCGGCTGCTAAACTCACTGCTGCTTCAAACCCCGGTTCTTCAACTACAAATGCTAGTGCTGATTTACTGAAGACGGTTTCAGCAACAAGCTCAGCATCTGCTAACCTAAAAACTACTCAAAACAGTACTACAAATGCTTTTGGGGTGGTGAAAGCTACCAATTCACAAACAATTGTAGCTTCTGCCGACCTCAAGACGACTACGACGCTTCCTTCGAATGCTGTAGCAGACCTGCGAACCGTCGGCACGAAGGCTGCAAACGCGCTGGCCGATCTCTTAAAAGTCGCGTCGGCGACCGTAAACGTTCTTGCTTGTATTATCGTTGGAGTTTCTCGTAGTATAAATGCTTCGAGTGTGCTGCAAAAGACCACTACTGTGGTGGCTAGTGCTAGTGCTGATCTTAGTACTGGTGGAACTAAAACTAGTATAGCTAGTGCAGACTTACGGAAAATTGTAAGTATGTCAACAAATGCTGTAGCACGATTGCAAATTGTTACATTCACAACTACCAATGCCTTTGGTGCAGTGCGTGCACTGAGCTTGAAGACAAGTACTGCACAAGCCAATCTGAAGACCACTCACACTCTTACTTCGAATGCTGTAGCTTCGATTTCGATTAATCACATGTTGGTAGCAAATGCTAGTGCATTCATAGGACTACACGGGATTAAAACAACGAATGCCTCGGCTAACATTCTAACACACCCCACGACCTTCGCTCCACCGGCTCACTTCGGAGATGCAACATGTTATTTGTCAAGTCAGTTCCACAACATAGCTTAAATGCTCGAGAAGTAAAGGTCAAGTTGGTCTTCACTTCTAACATGTTGCTACTTAATTCTGATATGTCGCCAGCTACTTGCAATGTGACCATAACGTCACCTACCAAGAATCAGGTTGTCGAAGCACTGACAGTTGGAACTACTCCTGTGAACACTCCTGATGGCTCGTTGTACCCTGTGGGTATGTGGGCGTACTTCTTAACCCAAGCTGTTGACTTTCCAATGGGTGGATGTTATACTCTCGAAATGGATACCACGTACAGTGATGGAACGTTTCGAAGAAGCGACCCTATCAAATTTGAAGTAGGTGAATAAATGGGGTGGGATAGAAATAAGACACCAGTAATAGACCCTACTGCTAACGTTATAGCCCTGGTTGAAGCTGGGTTGAAACGTCAGGATGATCTTCGAGACCTAGCTGCTAAACATGCTACAGAATTAATGGTTGTTAGAATATCATATGAAGATAAGCTTCGCGTAGCTGAATCAGCACGTATTAACGCTATTAGGGATGTGGATGTACAAGCTGCTGCTTTGGCTTCAAATGTGCAATCACAAGTAGCAGCTACTCTTGCATCCCAAACAACTACATTAGCTGACGCTCTCCGAGCAAATGTAGCAACAGTGGCTCAAGCAGCGCAGGGGAATTTAACAGCAGCATTAGCCCCTATGCAAAAGGCGATCGATGATCTCCGCGCAGTGCAATATGCTCAACAGGGTCAACAAGCAGCAAAAACGGAGAACAAAGATAGTGGTCAATGGGTAATAACAACTATTATATCTGCGGCTGCAATTCTTAGTTCTATCATTCTTGTAGTTGGTGGAAGCATTATTGGTTATTTTGTTACTCACCATTAAGGAGTGCATGTGACAACCGTTCCATACAGCCAAGCCAAGCCCGGCGACTTAGTATTTCATCCATTTACCTGGGGTAACCCACTTGAGATGCTCATGTATCCCAAGTCTCCACATTTCGGACATGTCGGAGTGTATGCGGGGAATGGGTGGGAAATTGCAGCTAATGGACAAGGAGGTTGGAAGACTCCAGTTAACCAAGGGCTACGGGCGAATGGTGGCGTTATTTATGAAGAAGCTGGTGATGCTGGAGCAATTGTGGTTCCGATGTTGCTTAATGGTCCAGGGTTATTAGCTAACGCAATAAAGAGACTATACATAGGGTATGATTACTTTGCTTGGGTCTTAGCCTTGTTTGGTGTACGTGGTGGTGTTCTTATGAATGGTCCCTATACCTGTTCTTCTTTAATTGGGGACATCTGGTGGGCAGTCACCGGAGACACTACTCTTGATTATCGCTCAGTTACGCCAGATGATTGTGCAAGGAAGTTTGGGCTCCTAGAGTAAGAGGGACCAACTGACTCGCCGAGCGAAACCTTGATGCGACGAGTGATTCTTGCGGTTAAGCTCACCGCTAGGTACAGTGCCACCCTGCAGGTAGCCACGAGGTAAGCTCACACTTGTACAAGCCTTAACCCACTTGTGCATAAAGAGAAACCGAGGACTGGCAAGGCACCAAGGATACGTCGAGTCTTGGCCTGATGACTCAATAAGGCGTTTGAATTCCGCCGCGAAACACCTCCCAGAAGATAACCGAGACTCGCATGACAGCGGTGAGTCGAGGCCGATCGTCTGGGAGGTGTCTTTTTAGGCTCTGAACGCACGTCTTTCAACGGCGTTGGAGCGTTGGAAAAGGTGTTTAGAGGGCCGCGCGCCGGTCAGCACAAAAGGTTCTGAAGTGGTCAGCACGAATTCATTAAGGAGGAGCCTCTGAAAGGAACACAACATGCTACCACCTACCTCTCTCATCGCGATGCAATCACCGCAAGCCATAGTTCGGTTAGCTGTGGAGGAATGTTCAGACGAACTGGACAATCCGACCCGCCCGCTGGATGTGAGTCAGTTCCACGTACTCCTGTATGGCGGGAGCAAGGCTACAGTGCGTTGCACACGTACCAAGAAGGGTGATATCCGCATCACCATTCTAGCTAAGGACTTGAACAAATGAGTGACAAACCTCTCATTCTTGGAAAATTCAAATCAAGAGCACATTTAACGGTAGCTCTCATAGACTGCGGATTCACTGAAGGTGCCGCGTCTGCCCACGCTGCTGAAATCACAAGTATGACAGAGCTTGGAAGAAGTATCCAACAGCAAGAAGAAGTGGTATCAGCCAAGCAGCAATCATTGGCTCGAGAGCAGAAGGCCTTGACGATGCTCCTTATGTTTCAAGAAGCTGTTAGAACAGAAGGAACATTTGATGCTTGCCTCGCGCTGATCAAGGGGAACTACGAATGAGAATACTCACCGTTGGCGACATGAAACAGGTCATCAAGGGCCTCCCAGATGACATGATCATCCGCGTCGAGTATTTCGACGACAAGGGGGAGCACGTAGTTCGAGATTGCGTCCGTATATGCTCGACTGACAAACTGTGGATCGCTGCTGATAAGCAGTGTACCCCTGTTTCCAAGATTGACGAGCATGGATACGTGAAGCCATGAAAACATTCGGCATCACTCTATTCCTAGTAGGTCTCATTGTCAGCATCTTCGTTGTGGTGTCCATCCAAGCAGACAACCTATCATCACCCTATGCACCGTACTCTGCTCCTGACTCCGTACATACATGCTTGCATCCCTTAGCAAATGGTGGAGTGCAACTTGTACAATGTGTACCAGCACCATGAAGTACATATTTGTGCTTGAGGAGTACTCCCCAATACGTCACATATATGACCCTACGACGTTTGTAGTTGTAGCGAACCAGCCAGATGCTGCTATTCACAGCGTGTGGCTGAAACGTGGTGTATTTGCAAGGGTAATAGTTAGTACTAACATCGACGATGTGTTAGAATTGAAAGATGCAGCATGAAGTACATTCTTACCTTCTGCTTGCTGTTAATTCCAACCCAAGTACGTGCTGATGAAATAGCAAAACTTTCGCTCATTCACATGGCTGCAGTAGCTGCGGACTGTGTAACTACTAACAATCTACAGCGTTGGACCGCTCCAGCTGGCTATCACACAGATACCAGCGAGCGTAACCCGATGTGGCGTTGGACCGGGGCGGATCGTTCCCTTCCTATCTGCTTATTAACCCAAGTCTTAACCATCCCGCTGTATGATCGGTTTGTGCTACGGGGTAATAGAATAGCGATTATACTTGGGATATGTGGGGAGGGATTCTTAGCGATGGACAATGTGCGTCGGTTAAGAAATATGGAAACCTACGTACGGGTGGAGATTAAATAAGTATATTTATTCCTTACCTGTTTCCAGCGGCTCAATCGTGATGTGCCAACCGTCGCCTTTATCGGAGCAGGTCAACAAGTAGCGTACGCCGATGAGAGACACGCGCACCACGGTCACCGAGTAAGCGTCGCTGACAATGCTCTCGCACTCGCCGATCACGCCATTGATCCCTCCTACTGGCGCTGACCCCGTCCATCCCCCTGAGCACACAGTCGTTACGGTGACCTTCGAGAGCGTGCACGCTACAGGCGTTGTAACTGGCATCGGTATCGGGTTTATCACTGCGGGCCTTCTTTCTTGTCGTCGAGCGGCTTGGTTTCGCCGGTTGAGTCTTGGGCGTATCGCGTAGTTCCGGCCGTGTCTACGCCGACCGTGGTGCTCTCAATGTAGTCGAGCGGCTTGGGAGTGAGGGCGGCGAGAACTTCTTTGAGGCACATATTGTACCCGTCTCGCGAGTACGTTGCGGGCGACTCTTGCGCGAAATGTTCATCCCAAGGCGTGATCTCCCGCACGCGCCGTATCACCGCTCGTAGCTCGGCGATCTCGGCAGCCTTTTTCAAAGCTGTAGCCCGCCATTCGGCGCGTGATTCTTGCACGACCTGTACGGTTATCTGTAGCTCCTCGATCTCGTCAGCATCGTCGCGCCCCTTCTTAGCGGCCTCAAAGATTGCAGAGAGAACATCCTCCCTCTTTAACGCACCATCTTCGAGCGGATCAACCATGATCGCATATAGTTCGCTCACGACAGCATCGACGTGCTTAGCGTGATCACGAAAGAACGTGTCCTTCTCCTCGATCTCGGCTAAGAGGGCGCGGAGGTTGGAGCGATTCGTGGCCCATGAAGCCACGGCTAGGCCAGCACCATTCGCCGCTTCTTTTGCGCGCTTTAGTCCGTCTGGATTCTCATCGCCGATGCCGCTCCACGCCGATAGCACGGACTCTTGCTTGCGCTCTTCGTCCGCCACCAACTCACTTAGCTCGTTGGCCTTCGACTTGGGCTGATTGGGAGAGGTCATGCTACGTTCTCTTTCGCTGCGCCCATCGCAATGAGCATGGCGCGCAAGACTGCGGCACCCATCCCGATAGGCCACGAGTTGGCAATCATCTTACCGCGATCGGTCTTCGTCGTCTTGCCCCAATCCCACGTATCGGAAATCGAGTGCGCGCGCTGCATCTCCAGCAGCGATGGATTACGACACCCCTCTAGTTTGGATGCTTCGTTTCCGTGAAAGGCGGTCATCGACGGCAGCACATCATCATCATCAAGCATTCTGGAATCGTTGGGGGCAGCATCTCCACTTCTGACCACGATACCGACGCGCTTGACGGATTCCCCGCTAAACGCGCGCGGTGCGTCAGCCGTTAGCGAACCGGAAACACCATCCGGGTCGGCAATGGTCGCGTACGGTTCGCAACCTTGTTCGTTCGTGCGAGGCCGATCCCACAACTCGATCATCGCGTAGTCTTTCATGCACGTTGCATTTATTTTCACCCCGATGTGCTCCAACGTCCAGGCCCAAATGGCGATCATAACCGGCCCGATGTTGTCCTCCATCGTCTCCTCGAAGGTCCCGGGCTGCATAGGCCCGACGCGCGCAGTGAAGATTCGTACTTCGATGCCCTGGCCGATCCAATAACGTACACGGCTCACCATCGGAGCTATCGGTTCTCCGATGCGCGTGGGATCGAAAGGCCCTTTGTGCGGCCAGTAGTGCTCGGCAAGCGTGCCGTCCAAGTCAACGCCGATCCAACCGCTCATTGCCCCTCCGACTCGGCACGAAGCCTCAATATCACCACGTACTCTCGCATCACTCACTGCCTTTCTGTGCTTGGTGGATGCTCTCGTAATTTTCACGGCCGCAAAGATGGCACGGTTCGAACACTGAACCAACGCCAATATCAACCTCCGCACCGACGTACTCGTGCGGCTTATTGGCGTTGTAGTGTTCTTGCAGGGCGCGATAATCCGACTCAGGGTTATCGAACATTGTCGTCGGCTTTCTGTGCTTCGCGGAGGAGGCCCGCAACGTAAGCACGATTCTGCCCAGTAACGTCCTCGCAAATCTCCAGCAGTCGTAGGGCTACCTCAGCGCGGGGATCAGGCTTCGGGCACTCGTGACGGAGAGCGGCGATGATGGTCGGCACGGTCTCTTTCGGAATCCGCGTCGGAATCTTGATTGAATAACCCCAGCATTGTTCGATCTCATCCGCGAGGGCCTGGGGGTCTGGGGTGCTCATAAATCACCATCTTCCAGCATGTTATACTTCATCACTCTATCCCGTTTTATCTGTAACAAAGTTTCTGCTACTATTTTACGTGCTCTATACATTGCAATTGCACTAAGATACTTAGCGAACAGGTCCTCTTGAACAATTCCAGATAATTGCTCTTCTAACTTAGTCATGCAGTTGGTCCATGTCCTCTAGCCCGATTACTCGGCGACGTCTCAATTAAACGTATATCCCTGATGCGTTCCGCCGGGCACTGCAAGACATCCTGGTATTTTACTACCATAGTCTTAGGACAATCGTCTCTCCAAGGTTCACCAGTAAAAGCAATGTTCTCTCGAATACGTACATCTTGCAAATCTTTGAATTCCGAGCACAACATACACTTCAGTGGTGCGTGAAGGACATTTAGATCGGTGTGCGGCATTTGCATGTGTTCTTGGATACGTGCAAGAACAGCACGGGTGTACCGCTCGTAGCGTGCTTCGGTCATCCAAGCTCTTTCTCTCATGGTCGTTAATAATTGAGCAATTGCGCTATGTTCAGCTACTGTAGGTTTTAAACCAGCATCTGTCAAGTAATCTTGGATGCATATTTGCATAGTGTGAACAGCGGGTAACATGCCTTTCTTTCTATAACTATAATCTGGTTGATTCCAGTATTCAGCTCCTTTCGCCATGGCACTCCTCCGAATGCAAGCAATGTACACAGTGACGAGCGTTGTCGTGACAGGTACATCTCTTGAAGTTAGTACAGGGAGGTATTTCTGCTGTCGTTCGAAGACAATGACGAGCACATACTTCTCGTGTCATTTCTTCTTGATTCTCACCCCTACCGTAATTGCACGAGGCTTCTCGTTGTTCCGTGCTCTTTCTTGACGTGCTCCCGCACACCCTGGACATTCGCAGTGCTTATCCACTTGGTGACGAAGTTTATTCATGTGTTCCTTTCTTAATTGGTATTTGTCCCATCGCAATCAACCGTATATGTCGTGCAAGGATAGCTGACGCAGAGTATCTAGGATCGTTCTCGATGCGGTGGCATTCGTTAATAACCTCACAGATACGCCTCCGCAAGACCTGAGCAGCTTCTGGGTCTTCTGGGTATCTAGGCATCTAATGCTTCTTGATAAGCTTTTAATTCTTCAACATCAGCCAGGGTGCAAGATGCTGGTTTACCATTTCGCTCAAAGGTATACATACCAGGTCCGCCTACCCACTCTCCTCCAATAGACACAGGAATTCTTTTTCCAATGTATCTCATGCTTTGAGCATATATCTTTATAACACACTCAACTAAGTGATTACGCTTATAGGAAAAAGAATCTGGAATGACCACGCAATCAGTAAACAACATACCGTTCACTTCTAAACTATGTAGCTCTGTTGTACCCATTTCCAAGGGAAAATTAGTTATAATCGGGGCTTCGAGTGTAAGAAGATAACCATTACCATGAGGCTGGAATGAAAAACGCCAGTTATGAGGTATCTTTGCAGGTTGAGAGACGGGTAAGTTAGACATAGATGTCGCACATATCACAGTATGACCCATACTCATCGTCTTGCACTATGTTATCTCCACAATGTCCAGTCTTGTTGTGACACTTGTATACCGAGAACTCTCCGTCAGATATCCCAACCCATCTAGAATACGTGTCACCTGGTTTGATGATTTTCTGACAGCAACTACATCTATGCTTCTTCTTAGCTTTCTGTGTTCCTGAACTAAGGATAAGGTACTCCATTATTTTGCTACATGATAATAGGTCTGGTGTCTAGGCATCTATTTCTTCAATCACTAAACGTCCTTCAGCTTTTAATCTTGCTTTAATATTTGCAGCCAATTTGTCTCTTACGTGTGATTGGTTAGTATCCTTAACTCTTTTCAACCACGGGTATATTCTAACTCTGCTTTCAGTCTATCATCAACTATGTCGTATTTAACTACAGAAGTTACAATGAAGAGTTCTCCAGGCTTAAAAGCATGTCCATAATCGTCATATTTATGGTACATTGTAGTAGCTACAGAATACACTGCACCTGAATGTTCACAATTAACACATGTATAGAACCAAGAAGCTTCAAAGGGGTGTCCTAAATCTACGTAAATTGTATGGTGTTCTTTATACACTACACCACACAGTCTGCAAGGTTCTAGATTATTCTGCTGCATGATTCCTTCAAAACTTACAGACGGCCCCTGCTTCTCACTGTCAGAGGTGACTCATACACGATAAGTATAGCAGATAAGTGAGGTAGCTGTACAGTCGTAAGAGTCGTGATGCACCTAGATTCACTCTAGGCCAATTACGCGCCTGACCTAAGTCTTTCTCCGACCCGAGTTCGCTCGCCTGCGCACAGAAGGTTGGTTGCTGCGGGTGGAGAAAACCTTAAGAGGAACGAAACGGAGGAACACAAGTGAAAGATACACTACCAGTTATACCTCGTCACGAATCATATTGGGATTCCAGTGATATTCAAACAGCCATCAAAATTCTTAGGGACCATAAAGCTGCTCATGTCATGGGTTTCGACTGCGAATGTAACGAAACCTACGAAGATGACGACTTCGTGTATCGATATTCCACGCTCGAAGAGCAAGCCCAAGACCTCAAGAACAGTCTCGACCGCATCAAAACACAGATCGACGAGATCGTCGAACACCGCTGCAACCACCAGACCGACGACACCGACTCGTATTACTTACGATGTGGGGTGTGCGGGTCGGATGGTAATGCGTGATGGGAACAACGTGCATTGCATTACTTCCCTCGAATAATTTCGAAATATTAAACCGCTGTGAGAATGAAGCGACACTCGAAGTTATCTTTGTAGGAGGTAAACGATCAGAATACTGTGACACATGCTCCAAAGAACAGCTACTATTTGCAGCTTTCTTCGGAAAAACGGTCAAATACGCAAAATCTATCCATGAGGAACACAAATGAGCTACTACCGTGACGACTACGAGGACGACTACGAGCCTATCGATGGAGTGGGTTTCGCAAATCCTGGCTCGGCCCTCCGTGCTGCTACCAAGTCCAACCCACGGAATCGGTCGTGTCCAACGTGTAAACGACGTAATGTCTTGACGCGGCTCGATGTGCAACGTGGCTACCAGTGTGACAGCTGTGCTGATCATGCTGAGAGAGGTGGGTACTAATGACTGTTCCATGTATGGGGTGTGGTAAAGAAATCAACCCCAAACTCATCCTCTGTGCTGCTTGTCGGAAGGATATGGGTAAGTGATGCCCTCTGTATTTATTGCGACTCGCAGCAAGGATAAGGCTTTGCGGCTGGCTGTGCAACGTGGTGTTTCGCATCCTATAGCTATCAAAGCGCGTGGTGGCTTTGTGTGCTATGCGGCGTATCTGTGATGAGATTTATCTGCAGTCTTGTTGTTGTCTTGGTCTATCTCTTAATAGGGTGTGGTATTGCTCGCTATGTTTACAAGCATGAGCGTGCGTTACTAGGACCAGATCCAGAAAGCGTAGCTGCTAGGTGGGTTCCATTCTGGGGCATGTACGTTGTGCTGTGGATCATTACAAAACTAGGAAAGTGGATAATTTTCTCATGAGTGATAAATGCTGGCAACGCTGCAAAGTATCCCAACCGCCGCTTGCTGTGCTTGGCTACGGTGGTAACACCATTTACTATTGCAAACATACACGTGGAACGGGGCTCACATGCGAAGAAGCACAACAAGCACACTGTGTGGTTGACTTGACGGTGATACCATGGGACACGCTGTGTATCCTCAGTATACAAGGACCTATGGTAGATCCGTTCATGGCACCTGGTTTAGTAAATGGATTCACCAAGGGAACTGTATGTTGGGACGATGCGCCAATTGAGGGTAAAGATGACCGTCTGGGCAACACTGGATCTTTTGATTATGTGGCGCTCGATGTGTACCTCACTATTGCTCAACGGTTTGGGGCGGCGGTGTGATATAATGAGGAGAAAGTGCTTGAATAAAGACCAATATACACATCTAGTAACTCAAGGTGTCAAGCTTGTCCAGCAAATGGAAGCTTACATTTCTCCAGAAGCTTCTCAAGTTCTCCGAGAACTCATTATATACACTCGGGATAACCCACCTAAACCTATAGAGGCTGACACCCACGAAATAGATTCCGGCAGGCCACACAAGATACTGAAGGGTTGTGTGGTGTGTCTCGGTGACTCGCTTCATGATATAATTGCAGATTCTAACTCTAACAGAGATAAATGGCGCTGCCATTGTGATGAAGATGGGCAATGTGCGTTGTGTCGGCTCGATGAGCTTGCGCATAGCTTGTCGCCTACGTGTGGTGATGAGGAGTGTCTGACGGAGGCTGTGCGACGTGGAGAATAATCCACTTATAACTCAGGCATCTGAGGACATTCACTTAGACTGTTGTACCGATCAGCGATGTACAGAGTGTGGCTCACATGTTAGTACATACAACTGTAATGAAGATTTATGTCTACAACGCCCTGAAGGTCTTAAATGGGATTGGTGGGTGGCCTGTGACAACGCGAATTGTAAGTATGCTGAGGGAGAAGGAATATTCCAAAGTAACCCGGATTGGATAAAAAGTGTTACAACCCAAGAATAGCAAGCAGCGATGCGTGTGCGGGTACAAGGCAGAAGATCATGTACTCATACAAACCATCCATGGCTTTTCCGTGACTGATAGCGCCGACATTCCTCAACCCGTCATTAAACTCATGCTCTGCCCAACAGCCTTCTTCCGCCCACGGACGCTAGGACCGATACCCAAATGAGGAGCATGTATGGGGTTCCACGCTGATAGGGACCCTGAGAGTATGGCTGCGATGGAGGAATTGGCTTCTGAATTAGAAGAAGTGTGTAAAGGAAATATTGGAGACAAGCCTATTCCCGTTCCCATCAATAATTTCCCCTCACAAATGCAGGCTCTGATAGGTCTGGCTGACTTTGTAAGAGCTAAACAAGAAGAAATCATGTTTCCCAAGGAAATAAATGGTCAGTTCTCTAAACATGACGAGACTCTTACTGTTTCTGAACCATCAGAGCAATTCTACATCATGTGGAATCCAGAGTCTGATCGCCCACCCACTGTGAGGTTCGACGATATTAAACATGCTGAGAGAGTAGCTCAAGATATGATTGACAAGGGCATGTGTGAGGAAGTATTTGTGCTGGAGGCGAAGCTGTTGGTGAGAGGGAGATGAAACGCTAGTCTGGAATTCCCATCCGCTTATTGCGCTTTGCCAAGCACTTAGCGCATATGAAACGCATCTTCTTTTGAGATAGGACACGATCCACTGCAACATTCTTAAGTTTCGCATTTCTGAAACACCGAAATTCACAAACAATTTTACTCACTTTAATCTCCTTAGTATCCTCGGCGAACCATGTCTATTCGGTTGATCATACACTCAGCACAGAATCCCAAAGCTGGGCGTGATGGAGCATTCATATCTAACACTATACCTATTGCTGATTTAGGCGTTTTATGTTGTAAGTGACACCTAGGTTTCTCTTTCAAGAAATCTAGGTTTTTTAATATGCACGATGCACATAGAAAATAACCAACAGGTCCTGACAGGACTATAGCTATGATTGGAAATTTCTTACCCATGCGCTCTGGGTTACAAGGGAAATTACAAACGAGCTTGGGGAAAAGTTCACGTAGGCTCATTTATTCCCACCCTAAGAACGCCTGAAAACACTCCTCACACGTTTCGGCCGTCCCTTCCACCGCGAGCTCCTCTGGAGTCCACAAGGCAGCGGCTTCGGCACGCGCTTCTTCGTCTGTCCACGCCTTCTCAAACGTCCCGTGACACACGTAGCATGTAAAGCTAGTACTCATCATCTCCCTCTAATACTTTCTTGGCCCATTCTTCCATACACTCCATACACAGTAAATATGCCTGCTCCTTATGGAAGACGATCCCAAATATCGGTAAGTCGCATCCAGAATGGCACCTGAGCATTTTAGTAGTCTTTACCAGGAGTAGGTTCGTTTAGATCGTGTACGCTTCCATTACCTATTTTGTAGATGTGTGACTTTTTAGGGACTTCCCCTGTACGATGTGAAATGTATCGAATTTCTACAAAGATGGACATATCTTTGTATGCCTTCAAGAAGGAGCCTAGATGTTCTAGAAATTGTTCTAGTTCATTTTTATTCATAATTTCAGAATAAGTTACCATTGTAATCTTACTTCTGGATTTGATCTTTTTGAAGGTGTGTATGTTATCGGGATCTTTGATAAATTCGAACATATCTAATTCATTCATTGGATGCAACTTCTTTCGAAATAGCTTGAGCTGCCCTTGTAATTATTTCTTCTCTTTGTTTTACAGGGTCGAAGTCTGAGCTGCAAATTGCAAGTAAATCTGCCTGTGGAATAACTTTCATCTTAGCTATAATGTCTTTCTCTACAAAATCCCGATATGGGTCTTCGTAGGGGGGATCTACAAGGCCAGAAGTTGTTGTGTGTTGTGAAACGTATGTTTTATATAGTACGTGGCACGTGGTTTGGCATTTTCTCCAATTATCGTACTTGCAATGTGGATGCTGGTAGGGTAAGTAAGTGAATGGATAGCGTTGCTGTACCTTGAATTCTGTGAAGCGAGGTTGAGCGGATTTCTTTACAGGAAGGGGTATAAGATTAATAACCCTATGAATAGGGTCGTACGTTGCAACGCGATGTCTAGTACTGCAAGCATGCCAATTTGACTCATATGCTGCTCCTACCCCAATTGCAGTGTATCCACAATCTAAGCAAGTCATCCAGTATGAACGTGTGACAGCGGCTGGAGTTGTGTTCAAAGCTGTAAGCTGTAGTTTAGCGTGTATTGTCGCAGCTACATTTGTTAAATCAATGTTGTATAGACTTAGTACAATGTCTTTTTCTCGTTGCCACTTGGATAAATCTTTTGGAATGAATCTTTTCTGTTCTGTGTAATTGAAGATATGTATGTGGTGAAACATTGCTTCGTGAATTTCTTGAGGTTCTGGGATAATTTCTTGATCGGGGAGAATACGGTGGATCGATTTATAATGTGCGTGGTGAGTTTTTGCTTTTAATGGTGCACCTTTACCGAGCCATGATTCACCACAGTTGCAAAAGTATACTTTCAAGAAGATTGTCCTTCGTGCGATGTGCGATCGTTCGGAAATTCCGTATTCGGGATCTCGTACCTTGTGAGACAAAAAAATCACGACTTTTCGAATTCTGGCGTGAGAACAAAATAGCTTCTGGAACTTTTTCCAAAGCACGGGGTGAAAGTCTGAATACCATAAGAATAACGTTGTCAGATAGAAAGATAAGAAACTTAAGCTTGATAGGAGTTTCCAATCGTCCGTTATTTTAAGCAATACTCGACTCCCCTCAATTACATAAAGTTTTTCCAAACAGTACGAAATAATGTGTCGGAAGAATCGACCCGATCGAAATTTTCCAAAGGATTTCGGCCTGATGCGATTTTGATTTCACGGTAGAATTCGAAAATTCGTAAGATTGTTGCGCCGGGCACATTTCACCCATATCACCGCGCCGGGCACATTTCGCCCATAACGCTTCACATCTAGCGTTGCACATCGCACGCCATATCTCATACCCTTCCACGCCACACATCAACCAAGACACATTTTCCAATCTACACCATCTCACATCCTATCCTTGTTTAATTAGATTACACATATCCCCCACATACATCACACGACGCACATTGCACATGTCCCGGATATCCTATCTTAATATCAAGTCGCACAATGTACAACGTATATTATATAGCGCTAAGACATCAAGGATATCAAAGAACGACGTAGCGGCGCGCCATGTCCTTCATATGCTTCAACTATTCTTGATATGCGACGCCCGCATAGCGCGCTTATATAAGCGATATGCATCATATTTACAACAAATACAAAGCATATACCGATATCCCGCATATGCCGCCCCATTCAGCTGCGCTGTCCGCACATCCCGGCAATTACGTAGCCACTACGCACTTCGCACTACCAACGAACCCGTGCCCGGGCCTCGCAGGGTGCTACTTAGGTCGTAGACACATATACCCCATAGGAGCATACTAGTGCCAGGGGGTCGCACCCGGAACGGGCGACCTACCACACTTGAAAACTGAAGGAGAACACAATGGCTGAAGCAACATCGGACAAGCCCCTCACGCGCGCCGAGGTCATCGCGCAGGCGCAAACCGTGACCGGTAACGCCCTCAAAGCCAAGACGGCCCTCGCAGGCACCAAGAAGGGCGGCTACGTCGCTACCCTGATCGGCCTCCTCAAGAGCGGCATCAGCACTGCGGACATTGGGCAAGGCTACGTCGCAGCGCGCGTCGCGGACTTCGCGGGTCGCCCAGCGTACAAGGGCAAGGACGGCCCGCACGTCGTCAACGATTGCCGCAAGCACGCGGCAAACCATATCACTCTCGCGCTTGCGACTCAGGTCCGCAAGTCGCAGGTGGCCTAGGGGCCTCGCACGAACCACTAGGGAGGGGGTCGCACGTAGCACCTCCTCCCTCTTTCCGTTTACTCACCGCTCGCTGTGGAACGCGAGCAGAACGTGGAGAACACCGTGAAGCTATTAGGACTCGCTCTCGCTATCGTCGCGTGGGTACCCTTCGTAGGGCTCGCCACGCTGATCGTACACTTCGTCAAGGCCCTTGCGGGGGTCGCACCGTGAAAACCGTTGCCTTCGTGATTCTACCCTCCTGGCCCAGCGTGACCATCCGCGTGCGGCGGAAGGGTCGCACGCTCTCCGTCGCGCACCGTGCGCGATACTGCTACTGCAGCAAGGGGCACCTAGTATGACACTCGCGGAATCCCTGCATAGTCGCCTCCGGTGTGACCTGCCTACTATGCCTATCGACGAATGGTTGAGCGATATGGGCGTAACCAGTCTCACGTTCGACGACGGGTCAACGCTAAGTGTAAACGAGGAGGGACTAATCACTAGCACCTCTGTAGGTATGACGTATGACTAAGGAACAGGCTACGGCCCTCGCACTACGTCTCCAGGGTATGTTTGACGTGGAGGCGGAGGGACGCGAGTATCCGTGCGACGCAAACGGGACGTTTGCTCAGGCGACGGAAGTAGAGCCAGGGGTGTGGTACGTTCACGTTGACATAACAGACGTACCGTAGGCACGACGTGCGAGGCCCTTAGTAGTACGTACGAGGGCCTCGCACTACCTACCCTTAGACGGGGGTGCCTTGGAAAGACTAGGTACGATTAGGCGAGGCGGCCTCCACGCACAATTTTAATAAAATCTAGTTCCATTCAATGAAGAGGAGATTTACATTTGAAGACCTGCCCCAAGCGCAGCGATCACCGCACCACGTACAAGAATTCCCGTTTGTTTTGCGAATTACCAGAGAACCACCCCAACAAGTGTCAAGCATTCACGGACACATCTTGGGGACCCATCACGTTTATCGGACACATAGAACAGAAAGAGATCATGAGAATTCGCCTCGACCAAGTAGACAGCCACGTCCACTTCACAGTATTCATAAACGGAGCCAACGCAGGCTCTCTCACCTTGCGTTACGACGAGTGGGAATGGTACGACAGCCACATGCAGAAAGGCTTCGGGATCCAATACGTCCTTGAAAACACGCAACTTCTCACGCAGTTACATGAGAAACACATAGTTCCAGGTTTCTGAACCCCGCCCGGAGAAGAAATCATCATGAACACAACAGCAGGCCCCTCCATCGACGAAATCATACAGAAGATCAATTCCTTAGAGCGGCTTTCCACCGACCCCGCAGCCACCATCCATGAGGCATCAGCCGCCGCAGCCGCCATACAACGCCTCTTGTTCACCTATAACCTCACCATGTACGAGGTACGCCTCAATACTAAGGGTGAAGCCCCGAAATACGACCAGTTTAAGTTTGACATGGGAGCAAAGAACGGAACCATCAACACCTTGTGGCGGAGAATCTTGCTCATTGGACTCTGTAAAACCAATTTCTGCCGTGACATCGCCGTGCAGAATGAGAATTACTGCTTCGTAGTAGGTTCTGCCGAGAATGTCGAAGTTGTTCACCGCATGTTTAACTGGCTTGTCGAGGAACTCCTCACCGCCAAAAAGGCTGCATGGACCGCGTACACCACTTCCAACCCGTTTGCCTTGGAGTCAAAGGGTAATTACCTGAAATTCTATCGCTCCTTCTTGGAGCAGGCTGCTTTGACTATCGAGAAACGGCTCGTGGAAATCTTCGATGCTCAGAAAGTGGAAACTGTGAAGAGCACGGCGCTCGTCGTGCAGGTAGAAAAGGAAGTGAAGGATGCGTTCGATAAGATGTTTCCTAGCTGTCTTTCGAAACGGATGACTACAGATACACAACACCCCGTGGGTCGTGCTATGGGTAAGCAGGCTGGAGAGAGTGTGCAGTTGCAGACACACGTTAAATGATAGCTCAGTGGGCCTGGGCGCTTGGAGCTCTTTTCTTTGTAGCTACGAGTTTACATAACCTACAACTATGGTGGGAATGGAAGCAACTTCACGCTTCTGCGCGGGAACGGGAGAGGTGGTATAGGAACGCTAAGAGTGTATACGAAACTTGGACATTACTGGCACAGAAAGCTGTCAAACAAGCAAACGACGTAATCGCCGAACACAAAGAACACAAAGAACACTGTACGTTGCATGATAAGCATTAAGGAATACAATTGTCACATTTCTCAGTATGCGTCGTAACGCATCCAGGCGGACCAAATGTCAAACAGTTACTTGCACCATACGCGGAAGAGTTACAAGTTACAGCATATAAGGATTACCTTGCTGCAGATCATTACCTCATTACTGCAACTACTAAAGAGGGGGCAGATATTACTGATCCTGTTTCCTTTTGTGAGGCGTACACAAAGAAGTGGGCTGAAGAAGATGGGGATGGAGCACTTTTCCACGATGAGAAAGGGTATTATACTTGGTCTACGTATAATCCACAATCGAAGTGGGATTGGTATGCGGAGGGTGGATGCTACGCAGGAAGATTACTGCAGAAGGGTGAACCTGAACCAGTAAACACATCACGGTTGAGAGATCTAGATTGGGATCGCATGTTGGTGATGAGACAAATAGCGTTATCTGAATATTGGGACGAATTGCAAACTATGAGTGAAGATAGACGTAAGTTTCATTTGTGGGGCGAAGTGTTACCAGCAACGAAAGAAGAGTATGTTGCTAAGGCGAAAGTATTAATCGCGTATGCCTATCTGGATAAAGATGGCTGGGTCGCTCAAAACAAGATGGGGTGGTGGGGCATTAGCGTAGGGGAAGAGACTGAGAATTGGGACGAAATTTTTCTAACCAAGGTAAAAGGATTACCATTGGATTGCACCATTACCATTGTGGACTGTCACATATGAACACCCGCAAAGAGCTAGACAATTTACAAGCACACCTCAGTGAGCACGTACCTCCAAGTATGAAAGTTGTTGTACTAGGAGCAACAGCTGATGAGCAATGCGAACTGTGTCACAAAATGGATGAGGTTCGTCCTTACGGTCCTAACGGAGAGAAAATCTGCCCGGCTTGTGGGGATTTGGATAAAATAGGTACGGTAAAACGTGTGTGTAAGAAAATGTTCGGGGAGGACATATCGGATGAAAAAGCATCACGAATTGCCGAACTCTGGTCCAAGTACGGCTTGTAGGTCCCCCTATGACTACCAAATTGGGGACATGGTGGAAGTCCGCATTCCACAATATACCACAAAAATCGCAGCCAGCTTCTGGGTCACCATTAGAGCCACTATCCTCGAGATTCCCACTCGCCCTGAAGATAGCATTGGCGTTGCTCCTTTGCTTATAGTCTTGCTTGAGGATGGGCGTAAGTTAACCGTACGAAGAAGTAGCACTTCACCGTTGAAAGAAAGTTGAGCACATTGCCAGAAATATACTTTTGCAGTCGATGCAAACATAACGTAATCGACGCAGCACCTACATCCTTGGAATCCTCGTGCTGTCCTGAATGTAGGCAGTGGATACCTGTAGATGCGCAAGCCTCACAGTTGCTAGAAGTGTCGGCGGGGCAACTTATCCCTATCCTAGTAGCCTTGGAGATGTTTGTACTGAACTTGGAAAAGGGGATCGGGCCAGCCGAGTACTTGGCGGATGGGTTTGGATATACTCGCAGTGGGCTGCTGGATAGTATCCATGAATTGCAGCACTACTTGATTGGGTTGCGGCCGATGACGGTGAGTAAATCATGAGGCCGTTATGTATTTACCACGGGAATTGCTTCGATGGGTTTGGTGCGGCGTGGGTGGTGCGTAAATACTTCCATGGGGAAGTAGAAATGTTTGAAGGAGTGTATGGGCAGCCACCTCCTGATTGTACCGGGCGAGATGTGTACATGGTAGATTTCTCGTATCCGAGAGTGCAAATGGATCAGATTGTCAAGGAGTGTGGTACACTGTACGTGTTTGATCACCACAAAACGGCTGAAGAGGCTTTACGTGGGCTTGAGTTAGAGGCTAGAGTAGTCTTTGACATGGGGCGGTCAGGAGTGGGAATTACATGGGACGAGTTATTCCCAGACAAGGCTATGCCTTGGTTGTTGCGGCACATCGAAGATAGAGACTTGTGGAGATTTGAATATCCGAAAACTAAAACAGTGCAAGCTGGGTTGTCTTCGTATCCCTTTGATTTTGAGGTGTGGGATAGGTTGATTAGCCAAGGAGACAACGCTATTAACGCTTTGTCTATCGAAGGTAATGCCATTGAAAGGAAGCATTGGCAAGATCTTCGTCAAATACTTAAAGTTACTAAGCGTTATATAAATCTCGGTGGGTACAGGATACTATGCGCTAATGTACCATTTACGATGACGAGTGATGCAGGGAATGAGATGTGCAAAGAGCATCCTACGCTGTTCGCTGCTTGCTATTGGGATACACCAGATGCACGGGTATATTCGCTGAGATCTCTTGAAGGAGGAATTGATGTGTCAGAAATAGCTACTCTGTATGGAGGTGGTGGGCATAAACATGCAGCCGGGTTTCAGATACCAGCTGAGCATTTTGATTTTTGGGACGAAGCATGATACACGTATTTTGCGCTGATTGCAAAGAGACACATGGCTTGTCAGTACCAGAAGCTGAAATGCTTGTGTATATCCTAACAGACTTGGGTAAGTCTGAAGATGATCTGAGTGAAGTGTTTCATCGGTGCTATAAGTCACTGCTGAATGATTCAGCGTTACTAGTCCAGGCTCGCTTGTCTCTGCAGAATCGTATTGTCAGTATGGAACAGGTGCAGCGGTATCGTAAGATGCAAATAGTTCCTTCGGAAGAAGAGAGTGAAGATGTTTGAGGGTTATTTGAATGAGACCCGCAAGAAAGGACACCTAACACGTTTGACCAAGATGCTTGCTGATGATTTTTATCAGTTATCTGCACGTCATGTTGCTATGGCCTTTCAAGAAGGGTTTAATGAAGGAAGAATCCAACCAGGCAAATACCAGGAAGGGTTTGCTGATGGGGTGAAGGCAGCAACTACAGCTAATGAGGATCACAACGCAAAGGGATGTGGTCCTTATAACGATGATCACTTCTGTATCGTGTGTGGGCGACCGGAGCATATTTGTGGTATCGATGTTTGAGTGTGATGCGTGCGACGATACAGAGAACCACTGGCACTGCTTGAAGTGTGGAGAAGTGTGTTTGCCGGTGTTCAAGTCAAGTGACTATAGACCAATTACTGAGTATGCTTGCCCGAATGGGCATTAGGAGAACACAATGGCTTTTGATCAAGAAGACGATGAAATTGAAGAAGAGGAAGCGGAATGCTGTCAGCATGAAATAGACGATCATGCTACAGGCGGTTGCTCAGAATGTGATTGCACAGAAGAATACCTGTAGCACTGTATCCTGGTTCACCCATCAGGGGAAACTCAAGTGACGAAGCGGCTACTTACGCGAAGTGTCTTGCAAACTATAGATGAGTAAGACAGCCAGGAACACCTCTAAACAAGGGACTCATAAATACACCCAGAACAATTAACGGTGATATGGTAGTTAATTGGACAGAAGCTAAAGCTGACTTTGTAGAAAAAGGCCATGACACACTCACAGTGTGCAGCAATCATGGTTGCACTCGCCTTGAACTTGGTCGGCGTATGGCTTCTGAAAATTGGCGTCAATTGCGCGAAGACTTCATTGTTAAGTCTGTTGACACAATTACCAATAAACTAGGTACCGAAGGTCATGACATTGCAGCTGATGAATTGGTTGCGCTTGGCCGTTCAATCTCGAAAGAGTTACATGAAACCAAGCCAGAAGAGAAATCTAAGTTAAGTGGCATCCGAGCCAAGGCTGAAGCATTTAGGACGACTGTTGAAGCTTTGGATCGAGCAGTGAGACTTGCACGTGACAGTAGAGGCTTGCGTCTTGGTCAGCCTTCACGTCCTCAGAGCACCGATAGTGGAACCACTATTGAGTACTTCACTACTGTACGTAATGGTAGCACAGGAGAGGAAGAAATAGTTGAGTCAGCAGAAGGAAACGCGTGAGTATACTCGCGAGTACTTTGAGGAGATGGGCCGCTTAGGGGGTAAAAAGTGCGCGGAAAAGCATGGTCCTGAGTTCTATCGGGAGCTTCAAGCACGTCGCGAAGCAATAAATCCCGGAGGTCAGAAAGGAACTGAGAAGTCATCGAAGCCAAAGACTTCGAGCGGAGAGTCTGGAACGTCTCCAAAGGCTCGTAAAAAGAGCTTTACGAAGGTGGAGAAGGCTGAAGTACCCAACGATCCACTCCTGAACTAGTGGTAATTCGTGAGGAGGTACTCCCAACTCAGGCAGAGTTCATGGCGTACCATGAACAGATGGCTGGGTTGATTGGAGGCTTCGGGGCAGGGAAGACTAATATAGCTGCCAAGTGGTTTGTCGATCGTATGCAAATGTACCCGAAAGGGACACATGCCATTGCGAATAAAGACTTACCACAGTATAAGCGTGGAACTATCCGATCGTTGATGGATGTACTCAATGACCGGCAAGTTCCATTTTCTTATAACCAGTCGGATGGGTTCTTGAGGCTTCGTAAGAACGGAGCTAAAATTGAACCATTATCAGCTGAGAATTACCTTGGTTGGCGTGCTCTTGAAGCTGACACTATTTGGGCAGACGAGGTTTCCTCTTGGGGACCTTCGTCTGAAATTGCGTTTAAGGAGTATTTGCTTCCTCGTTCTCGCCTGTCTCCTGAAGGAAATAGATATAGGGACAGGGGCATACCTATTGAGGCGCAGTTGCGCTTTACTACCAACCCACCTACTGATACAGCACACTGGTTATATGACCTGTTAGTTCGTAAAAATTTTTGCAAGTACTGGCATATGTCTACGTATGATAACTACCTGATGAAAGATCAAGATAAGTATATTATAAACATTAAACGGGCGTTTAGTGAAGACATGTGGCCAATTATCTTGGGAGGGCAGTGGGGTAATGCTACTCTTGGTGCGGTGTATAAAGGGTTTAACCACAAGATTCATTCAGTGTACGAGCGAGAAGTTGCAATCCCTTCAACGTTACCACCGTTTAGGTATGACCCTAATGCTCCTATAGAATGGGCGTTGGACTTTAACGTTGGGTATATGTGTAGTGTGATCTTTCAATTTCACATGCAAAAATTCCAGTTTGTTGAGAATGATGTACCGGAATTATTCAAACCTTTAGCTCGTATGGAACGCAAGCGTTTGCTATCTACACCAGGGCATCAGTTCCGTATGATGTATGTGTTGGACGAGATACGGTTGCCTGATGCGGGTACTCCTGACGTCATGGTGCATTTCCTTCGACATTGGGGTGAACGAGCCAAGCAACATGGGGTAATTATTTACGGTGACGCTTCCGGCGGGGCGCGGTCGCAAACCATATCGGCACAATCGGCTGCTCGGTCTAATTGGGCGATAATCTTGCAGACGCTGCGGGACTATGGAATACCATATGACTTTCGGGTGCCTCGGGAAAATCCGTCTGTTATGGACCGTATTAATAGTACGAAGTTGCAGTTCAATAGTATTGACGGAGTGGGTATGTTTATCGACACTGAGAAGTGTCCATACTTACTTCAAGATTACATGGCTGTAAAATATAAACCTGGATTGAACGAGATTGAAAAGGAGAATCCTACATTAACTCACTTATCTGATGCTTTAGGTTATGCTATATGGATTGAACGGCAACGTCATGAGGGACAGCAGGTAGTTTATAGGAGTGAGCGAACGATATAATATGAATAGAGGGGATTAAGCATGGCTTTTCGCGAGCTCCTAGCAATGTGGAACTCAACCTGGCCTAAGACCACACCGGAGCGTGTGAAGTACCTTGCTGCATTGGATCGTGTGCGGGATGGGTCAATCTATGATCTCCTTCCATACCCATTCACTACTGAGTTCGATGGACAAGAAGAATACGTTGAGATGGTTCAACGTCGTCCCTCCGTTAAGTATGCTCTAGCCAAAATTGTGGTTGACGAGACTGCTACTCTCACATTTGGTGAGGGGCATGCTCCGTACGTACGTATATATAATCCATTCGATCCTGATGCGGTAAAATCTGACCCGAAGGCTAAGAAGCTTGCACAGATCATAGAGTTCATTCGTCATGTGACGTCGATGGATGCGGTGATGTTTGAATGTATCCAGAAGGGCTCATCTGGATCGGTTTGTGCAATCATAAAGATTACAGACAAGGGTAAGCCTTGGATTCGCGTAGTCAGTGGTCAGTTCCTTACTCCCACGTTCAGTGAGAACGATCCGAATGAACTTATCTTACTTGAAGAAATATACAAGACTACATACAGTGAACTAATCAAACATGGATATAATCCAGCGGAACTTGGACAGGATCCTACTCAATGGATAGAACCAACCGCTGAATACTGGATGAATATCCAATTAGACAAACAAAAAGAGCAGCGGATGGTCCCACTCAAGCGAAGCGAGATTGAACGCTTAGGTAAGCCAAAGGATGGGGAGCCTGGTAAAGTCTATGAATGGGTTCCAGATGCAGCGCGCACCTATCCCCACACCTGGGGTGAAGTACCTGCTCTCTGGGGGCGTAATCTTCATGAACGTGAAGAAGTAGATGGTCCGAGTACTTATTCCGATCTCATCGATAATGGTATAGAAATTGATTACATCATGTCCCAAGTGGGACGTGGTTATAAATACACCATGGATCCCATCACAGCAGTTAAACAGGGAGACTTGGATACTCGGATACCGGGAGGCCTATACAAAGGAGATGAACCCGGTGCTTCTGGAGGGGTACGTACCCCCGCACGTACGTTAGATGTTCCTCCGGGGGGCGATGCCAAGCTTCTAGAAATCACTGGTCAAGGATTGTCTAGTGCTCGTGAATGGGTGAAGATGCTTCGTGAGTATTCCCTTGAAGTAGTGTCAGCTATGAAGAGTGACCAGGAGCATGCAGGAGGCGCACAATCGGGTAGAGCCTTGGAACTACTCTACCAGGCTTTGGTTATGCTTGTTGGGCGTATGCATACTGACTATGGTGATGGTATGATGGTGCCACTCATTCTCTTGCTTATTCGTGGAGTGAAGAAAGGTATAGTAAAGCTTTGGCTTCTTGCTCCTGAAGATGTACCTGAGGAAGAGTATCCTCTCAAACTCGTGTGGCCTGTATGGTGGCGTCCTCTCGGTGCTGATTTTAACCAAACTGCTCAAGCCCTATTAACTGCAGCAGGCGGAACTGCACGTGAAGGCAAGCAAATGATGCCTATGCGTATGATTTTTGAGGCATTTGCTGCAGCTATGGGTATTCCTGATCCAGTTCAGGCTGCTGATATGGCTGAGGCTGAGTTTGAAAAATATCGTAAGGAACAAATGCAAGTATTACTACCGAAGCCCGCTGCACCAGGAGGAGCTAGCTAATGAAATTACCTAGTGTGGATTTATATGCTGGATTAGCCTATATTTCTGGGGGAGGATTGGCAGCTACTGCAGTGGCTATTAGTTCTTTTGCTCCAAAGTACACGGTACAGATTCTTAACATTTCAGCTATCTTAATTGGTATTTCTGGCCTACTAGTGCGCCTTAAATCTACTCCTACAGCTACTAATACTGTTCAGGTTTTTGATCGAAATACTGGTTCTGTAGTAGAGATGAAGACGGTAAAGCCTCCCTCTGATATTCCTGCACCTGCTCCTACTTACACTGGTTTAGAAACTCAACAGGGAGTTCCTGTCATTCCAACAACTAAAAACCTCACGTAGCTACCTATTTTTAAGAAAAGAGAAATCCTATGGCATTTAGCCTCGCAACCTTTTTCCAGGAACTTATGATTGCTGAAGAAATTGGAGCACAACTCATTGCTGATGAGCAGGAACTTGCAGCAGGTACTCCGGTGACTTCTCCGGATGTTCCGATCAGCTTTCAGGGTAAAAAGTACCTTTTGGATCTCACTATTAAACCAGTTGTACCTCCAGTTGCAGCCGCTCCTGCTCCCGCACCTGCTGGCTAATGACTCTCGTAGAGACTTTGGCTGGTCTCGGAGTTGAGTTGCTCGACTACGAGAAGACATGGATTACTTCAGCAGAAGCTAAGGTTAATCCTGAAGTTGTTCAGGGGTTAGTTAATTTGATTAACTCCTCAATGACTGGTGGAGGTATTGCTGGATTAGTTGAGGGTTCTATTAAATCACAACTCATCGCAGCAGAACCTCATCTCGAAGCTACTCTTCAAGCTGATGAAGAAGCACTTATGGAAACTTTGGAAGGTGCTCTGACAAGGATTAGCCAAGGGAAGTAGAGCGACGAGCGAGACATAGGTAAAGAAGTCAGGCATTCCTTGGTGCCTGGCTTTCTTTATTTGTGTTCAACAGGAATATACGTATCTTCACCGAACTGCTTAGCATATCTTAGAGGGAGAAGCACATGTTAATTAAGAATCGGTATCCAAGTATTGAAGGAGAGGGTGGAGCGGGAGCCGGTGCCGGTGCCGGGGGCGCTGGTGGTGGCGAAGGTGGAGCTGGTACACCAAAAGTGTATGATCAGGCATATGTAGATCGGTTGCGCAGTGAAAATGCTGCGACGGTACAGAGGGCCAAAGAAGCTCAAGCCAAACTTGATGAAATTGAAACTGCCCGCAAGAAACTTGAAGCAGACGCACTTGCTGAGCAGGGCAATTTTAAGAAGCTTCATGAAGAGACGCAGCGTGAATTAGCTAAGGAAAAAGCTAAGAACGAAAACATGGTAAAGGAGCAACAAAAGAAGACTATTGCTGCTGAGGTCATTAGTCAAGCTAAAACTGCTGGATTACGTGATGAGGCTATTGCTAAGTTGGATGCTCTAGTTGATTCATCTAAGTTTGCAATTGCTGAAGATGGTAATGTGACAGGGGTTAAGGAAGCAATTGAAGCTTTGATTGCGGAAATGCCTTTCCTTAAAGGCGAATCGACAACGACCCTTGCAAAACCAGGCGCAGGTGATGGTCGTCTTGGTGGGGCTGCTCCTGCACGTGCTGGGGCAGGTGGAGCTAAAGTAGATATGCGTGATCGCACTGCGGTGGCTGATCCGCAATTTAAAAGTGCTTGGGATGGTTTAGGAAAGACAGGTTAATATGGTTTTACTGTTTTGGATTTGCACTATTCTACTTGGACTAGGTGCAATTGGTTCATCGTGGTGGTCAGCATCGCATCCATGGATTGGACCAGCACAGTGGTTACTTGTCGTGATTGATTTGGTCATCTTAGGATATAAAGTATTAGGGTGGCCTGGGTAAGAGGGAACCAAGATCCCATAACGAAGGTTAACACATACCCCCGCGAATATGCGGAGCAGTGAACGGGGCACTGCATACACTATACAATACTACGGTTAAGCCGTTGAGTGTAGTAAGAGCTGATACCACGGTTAAGCCGTTGAAGCTGAATCTCCGAACTTATCATTTTGGAGTAATAGCTTTATGCTGACCGGCGCAGGCTATGAGAATTTTCCTCTCATACTGCAACCCGCTTTCCAGCAGAACATGCTGGATCGCGCGTTTCAAGATCAATTGGAGGCTCTCTGCGTAGTTCGGCGTGCAGCCTACCGCAAGCCCCAACCTATTCGCTCTGGTGAAACAACCATTTACAGCCGGGCTGGTCGCCTGGTTCCTGTGGTTGATGATGCTGACCCCACTCTCAACGTCAATATTGACAACGGTCTAACTGGTGTTGGTGGTGTTGGTTCTGCAAATCCCACCTACCCGATTGAACAGTATAAACTGATCATCGGTATGGTTCCATATGCTCTTGATCTTAATCTCTACCAAGAGAAAGAGCTAATTGCAGATGGTTTCAAGCAGAATATCATCAATCTCGGTGAGCAAGCCGCTCTCTCCCTTGACTTGAAGTGCATTGGTGTTGCGCTTCGCGCATACGAGGGTGGGCGCACTTTCGCATTGGCAGCTTCCACCACGTCGGGTGGTAATACACTTATTCACTTGGATAATGTGTATGGCTTCGATACTGCTTTTTCAATGGTTACGATTTCGGGTAATACGTTCCCGTACGGACTGCCTAACACGGTGTCACCCTCCAATCCTCTTGCGATTAATTATATCAATGCTTCCACTGGAGTAGTGACTGCTCTCAGTGTCATTGGTGTAACTTTTGATGGTACCAATATTTCTAGTATGCTCACCCCAGCGTTGACTGGTACGGGAGCAGTAGGCCGGTCTGGTGTTATTACCGTGTCAGGAACAGCTATCACAGCAGCTCAGAATGACATTCTGGTTTCGTTGGATGCTCCGGCATACTACCGTCCAGGTACTGCACGTTCGCGTGTGGAACTCTCGGCAGCTAGTACGACTACCATTCAAATCTTCATCAACGCTGTGGCTGGCTTTCGTTTGAATAACGTAAAATCTCCTCTACCTGATGGAACGTATCCCTGCTACATCGATCCGATTCTTGAAGCTCAACTTTTCAGTGACCCAGCGTTTCAAATCTTGACGCAGGGCGATGAACAGTCGAGCTCGTTCAAGAATGCGCGAGTGGCTAAGAACTTTGGATTGACCTTTGTTCCTACCACTAATTTGCCGGTGTTCAATTTTACAAATAATGCTGGTAAAGCTCTTGTAGCTCGGCGTGCTGTTATCTGCGCAGAGCGTTTTGTGCAAGAAGGTCCATTTGCGGCAACGGCTACCGTGGCCGGTGAGTTGACAGGCAGAGGTATTTCTGACATTCGTATGATCGAAGACATTGCAATGGTGCATCGTCTCCCGATCGATCGTATGGGTCAGATCATGTCACAGGGCTGGTTCTACATTGGTGGGTTCACGGTTCCTACTGATGCTACGATTACTCCTGCCGTTCTCCCGTCTGCTACGGCAGCACGTTACAAACGCGCAGCTATCATCGAGATCGCTTCGTCCTACTAAGGAGAAGAGGCGAGGGTAATAGCTCGCCTCTTCCTTCTAGGAAGTGAAATATGGGTAGTTCAAGAGTAATGGTACCAGGATCTCCTACAAAAACAGAATTTTTAACTAATCAGCCAGCTGAGCTGACTGGTACAGCTACTTATTACATAGACGTAAGTGGAATTCCTACTCCTGGTGAACCAGTTACTGTGGAATTGTATGACTCAGTTGTAGGGACTCAACCACTCACTTCTATTGTAATAAATGCTGGCAGCACTTTAACCCCAGCAGCGATTGCAACGTTACTCCAAACAGCAATTGCTTCTGCTATTTCAACTCCTACCCATCCTTGGGACACATATTTTTCTGCTTGCACTGTAACCTCTGCTAGTGTTCATCTTGTCCTTCAAGGCTCACAAAATCCGAACAACGTTATGTTGAAGGTTAGAGTACAAACAGGTTCCACCTTGTACATTCCTAAGATAGTTGAGGCTACTACAGTTCAAGGAAATTATACTGAAGCTACGGCGGCAGTAACATTCACTTGGGCTGGATCTAATGGAGTGTTCACGATGTATCGTGGACAACGTCTCATTCTTCCGACTACAGTTGTGAATGATATGATTGCACAGGGGTACATAGAATCATGATTAGCAAAGAAACAGCTCGACGGATTCATCTCAATGCTATTCATGCTCAGCATGCTCAACGCTTGTTCCCTGTGGTCATTCCCCCGCCTAGGAACATCAAGAAACCTAAACAGTGGGTGGTGTTGGAAGACAGTGCTGTAACTACTAATGGGTCTTATACTAGACTTGCGCGTGGTTATATCGTTGATACATTGATAGAGGCCAACTTGTTACGAGAGGCAGGCGTGCCTCTCCAAGCTGTTGCCTAGTCAGATAGCTGTGGAGCGCAGGGATGCACCGCACCACAACATACACAACCACATCTTTGCTTCTCCTGGATGTGGTTGTTGTGTTTAAGAGGGTTTATGTTAACACTCATTGAGAAAGCTTCAATTCGAGATTTACTAGGGGTCCCTATGGCAGGTGTTCCCTCTGGAGGACATACTGCTGGGTATCGTTTTCTTGGACGTGTAGGGCAACTAGAATTTTACATGAATAATCTTGGAGTGGAGGAAGAATCAGTAATTACAGGTCGCCCAATAGGAGTGATCATAGCTTCAGGCGACCCTTCACTTGGTCAGACGTTTGTGATTAATACCAACGGCGTACCCATCCCATATACCGTAACTTCCACTGACATGTCTAATCAGTACCCTCGTCAATCTGTACTGCTTAATACTATCAATGCAATTAATCTTGCAAATATTGGATTTTGGGCTGGATCATCTAACTCTGGAGATGCTCAGGCTGGTGCACAGCCTTTAACTGCACCTCCATTTGGGCAGATTGTAATCACAAATAAATGCACATTTGATTTGACTACCTCAAGCACTGGCGCAAACATGCGTTTCTTTGTGTCTATGAATGGTGATACATATCCTCGACCAGCTATGGCTGTAAAAGATCCCGTAACTCGACAAACTACTATGGTGTATGGGTATATCAATGTATGTTTACAGTTAAGGGATGACATTTTAAACGCAAGAAACAACTTATCCCTGTCCTCAGCTGGTGCAAAAGGGGATCAAGGTGGAGCACAATTCCGCCCAGACGAACTTGCCCAGCGAGTCATGTTATTTCGATCGTATACCAGAATGCTCGGCGACGCCTTATATGCTGGCCCAGATCCATCAGGACGCCTTGGTCTTTCTCAATCTGGAAGGATTAAAGTATGAGTGTAACGTTTAATAAGACAACCCAAGACCAAGTGTACCACTTCTCTATCGGAGCAGCTGGGGCAGCTACAGCTGTATTTCAAAGTGGAGGTGGAAGTGGTAGTCCTACATTTGCTACGGAAATCATTATTACGAATTATGGTAGCGGACTTGTGAATTTTCGAATGGATGGAGCTACGGCTACATCAATCGATCGAGTAGTAATGCCTGGTGAGCGTCTGCAGCTTGTTCGTTCTGCTGATCACGTTACACTGTTTTCTACAGCTGGTAGTTCTGTGGAGGTTTGCTTCTCGGTATGATAGACTACGCTGCACTGGATGACGTTGTCCAGTATGGCAGAGGTAGGGCTGCTGAAATTATTGGCGAGCCTTATGATATCTATCGACTATCCGATGGTTTAGATGGGCGCGAACCTACGCAGGGTTCTATGCTTAACGAACCTAATAAGATTTTGTGCTCCTTCCCTATACGTATGGTAAAGACAAATGCCGCAATAGCCATTGAGCAAACTAACATCTATGACATGATTTACACAGGCATGTGTGATGCTACAGATCTCAAAGTAGGTGATGTAGCTGTTAGGGTAGGACGTCATCGTAAAACGAATGAGATGTTCACTTTAGCTCAATTACGTCCGTTGTCATATAATACTTTCATTCGTACGGAAGTTGAAGGTAATATTTCTAGACCTTGGGGTAAGGGAGACTCTGAACAACTTCTAGGTTTAGTTGATTACCAAGGAGCCGGTAAAACTACTGAGCGCCCGTATATTCTTAACGATGGGTACTATTACATTGGTACACCCAACGGATTTTTGAGCCCTGCTGTTATTCCACTTGGGTTACAACCATACAAGAGATTAGGACCTTCTCCAAAAATTCAGCAACCTACTACAACACATCGTGTTGAAATGTTTTCGTATGTGCCTTTGTTACCTGGTTTATATATTGAGCCAGGAGACACTATATCAGATCAGAACGGTAATCGGTATATGATACAAACGATTTCCACATATAGTGTAGGGTTACAGGGTTACATGTTAATTGCTGAGAGTCTCTTCGTATGAATGGTCAAGAATACTTGGATCTTATTGAAGATCTTACAAAAGAATTTGCAGAAAAATGTGCACCTCATGGAGAATGGATGCGCAATGCAATCCTTGAAGCTGAAGTTCGTTTTGCAGAAGCTATTAACACTCCTCCAAAATATCTTGATAAAGTTTCTAAAATGGGACGTAACGGAGAGATGTTACGTGGATATCTGTATAAATGGCGAGATCAAGATGCAGAGGATCAACTAATTAAAGAAGTCACACAAATAGAACGTGACTATGCGGAGCTAATCCAACCATTACTTGACGAACATGAATTTAAAATTGCGGAGAGACTAGTATCCAACAGCAGTATTTAAAAGGTGTAACTGTCATCATGGCAGACGATTCGCCTCAACAGCGAGATCGTAATGCTGCTGTTGCTATTAAATTTGGAATGATTATACTTGGGAATTATGACAGTGGGGTAGACGCTGTAAAATATTATCCCTTGCTCACACCTCAAGTAGTAATTTTGGATATTGTCATGAAGAACATGACCGGAGTTGATGCTGCTCGTGCTATTAGAGCATTGAGTTCCTCCGTGAAGATTGTTCTTATCACATCTATGGGGCAAAAAGCTGTATCAGATCCTTATTTGGTAGGAGCTGACTATCTCCTAGTAAAACCATTCCCAGATGAGTGGTTCTTAGCCGCTATGCTAAGTTTGATAAATCAAAAGCAATTGGTTGGGGGCGACGATGGCCGACCTTGACCAAGTGATGGATGACACTGCGGCTCAAATAAATACTTGGCTTGCACCTTACCAGCCTAATATACCTTTCTTGTTTCCTAACACAGCGCAGACTGCTGGTGTAATTCCTGCTACTCTCATAGCTGCTGGGTACCCGATTCAGCAGCATGTCATGAAGAGACTTGAGAATAAACTTACTCAAGTGTCAGTGTTTGATTTGAAGCAAGGCACCGTGTTTCCTTTCATTAATCGAGGGCCTGAACAAATTACGTTAGGTACAGGTACTCCTGCTTCCGGAACCGAATATGTCGAAATAGGCCGGGAGAAGAAACGCATAGCCGTCCAAGTATGGGCTTATAGCAAAGACAGTCGTCAATCTATAGCTCAACTTTTGCGACTCAATCTAGGAGACAATTACCGTTTACGACATGCTGATGGAACTCTTACTCTCTTCAAGTATGTAAAACAAGAGAGCGAGGATTATGAGCAGTCGGACTCTGTGTATGTACGTACATTCACTTTCGATGCAGACTTTACCGAGGTTCTTGGAGTACCTGTAACAACAGTGGTTGAAACTATTACAAATATTAACCCTTCAGGAGGAGTAGTGAAAACTACGTTGGTGAATCAGCTATGATTGTGTATGTTTGTACTCAAAGTGTTCCTCCTTATTACAAGGGGCAAGAATTAACTGAGGTTCCCGAAAACGTTATGCGTTTCTTCGTACCTACAAACGTTTCTGAACCTACAAAACAACTCACTTTCAAAGAGATGAAGGAAGGTAAGTAATGCCTATAGCATATGGAGCAGCTGGGCTAGTAGGGGCAGATAATGTTTGGGTGGTTGTCAAACCTCCCCAACCTGTCATTGCAGCTGGAGGTGCCACACTCACAGGTGGAGTTGTGGGTGGGGGTTCTTGGGGACCACTGAATGTTGCACAGAACATTAACTCAGTCACTCAACTTTTGTCTACGTTTGGATTTCCTCTTGCTAGTAACCCCTCACCCTTGGTGAATGAGGGAGCTATTTTCCTTGCCCAACAGCCCCAGGGTGGTTTGGTGGCTACTCGGGTTGGAGATGGAACTCAAGCTGCTGCTACAGGTTCTTTTAAGGACACTGTTCCTACTGTCATTTTGAGCTTGACAGCTTTATGGACTGGTTCTTTCGGTAACAATATCATTGTGTCAATTGTTGCTGGTAGTAAACCAAGTACATTAAAGATCATTGTTCAGCCAGGTACATACACGAACGAAATTTTTGACAATATACCAACCACTGGATCTGCTCTTGCGGCGGTGGCTGCAATAAACACTGGCACTGCAAACGTTCCAGCTAGTAAGTATATTGTTGCAGCAAAGGGTCCTTCGTCTGTGGAGCTTACAGCAGCTACAACTGCTACTCTCACGGGTGGTCTTGATGGTGTTGCGAGCATCACAACTGCTAACCTTCTGGGCGTAGATGGTAGTGGTGGTTCACGTACAGGCATGTATGCCCTGCGTAAAATGGGTATGGATGTCTTCTGGCTTGCTGGATGTACAGATACTACTTCATGGTCAACTATGTTGACTTTTGCCCTGTCAGAAACGTGCATGGCAATTGGGTCACTGCCAATTAATACCCAAGCAGGGGCAGCTGTCACGGCTGTTAATTCGGCAGGTGTGTCAAGTCCTTGGTTGTCTATCATGGTGGATCATTTGGTCTACTTTGATTCGTATCTAAATTCCAACGTGTATTTGGCTCCTGCGTGTATCTTGGCCGGTATTTGCTGCAGTAATGCACCCTGGGAGTCGCCTGGTAATACTCCAGTGTATGGAATTCTGGGTACGGATAAAACCTATGGGCCTTCTGCTCAACCTCATAGTAATGCCGATGAAGCTGCTCTTGAAACGATTGGAATTGATTTTGTTGCTCTACCGATTCCTGGGGCGAACGCGCTAGGTATCCGTCATGGAAAGAATTCAGGTAATTCCAGCAGCTTTGCGACTGGTGAAATTGCTTACACTCGAATGACGAACAGCTTGTCGCGTGCTTTCTCAAGCACTGTGATGGGTCAGTTTGTAGACCAGCCTCAGTCTATATTACCTAACGATCCCCTGCGTGAGGCAGTTCGGAATGCATTTAATTCCTACTTGGGACCACTTGTAGGCGTTGCAATTAATGCGTTCTATGCTCAGTGTGATTTAAGCAATAACCCGGTAGCAAATATCAAAATTGGTATTCTACAGGCTGACGTGACTGTTCAATACTTGGCTATCGTGAACAAGTTCCTCATTAACCTGACAGCTGGTCAAACGGTAACTGTTCAGACTACTACAGCTCATTCCGGTTCCCTCTAAGGAAAGGTAAACAATGAGTCAGCACAAACAAAATCTAGGGCGGGATCTCACTGTAAGTATTACTCTGAACGGTCAAGTAATTCAACAGTTTGACCTGCACTATGATACCCATATCCAACCGCAGTACACCGAGCGAAAGGTGGTTCCTACTAATAATGGTGGAATTACAGTTGCACGGCCCGTGTTCAACGGCTGGGATGTTACGATCCAATACTACCGGCAAGATGGGATTCCTGATGCGGTTGCTCAGTTCGTTCAGGACAACTATGTGGCTGGTAATCCTGACATTGATGTGTCTATGCAGCAAACTGTCCGTAACGACGATGGGTCTGTTGATATATATCAGTATATCAATGGAATTGTGTATCCTACTGACAGTGGCTCGTTTAAGGGTAACGAAGATGTTACGGGTACGTTCAAATTATTCTTCCCCTTGCGTCAAGCCATGACGAGTGCGACGCCTGGGTTTGGGGGATCAGCACTAGCATAACCTAGAAGGAGAAGCATGTCCACAACGGAAATAGTACCAGAAGTTGATATCAATGACCCTACGTTTACACACAAGTTAATTGATGGGGTTACGATCACAGTTGGCAAGCCGGTTGGTATCATTCGAGTGAAGTTACGAGCTTTACTAGATGATTATATCAAAGACACAGAATTCACAGAGATTGGCCGGGCTTTTTTAAGTATTCGGCGGTGGGATGGAGGGCCTCCGTCACCCTTAGGAAGCAAAGGGCAATTTTTAGGTATGCTTGCTAGATTCAAGTCTGAAGACGACTTGGATGAATTTATGGAGAAGTGGCAAAAGCTTACCATGCCAGAAGCTACTCGTATTGCAGCTACTGCGGTCCTTGAAGCCATGGAAGCTGGTATGTCTGAGGATGCAACTCGGGAGCATATTAGACAAGCTACGCTACCTCTAGCACGTGAAAAGTTGGAGAGACTCAGGGACTGACCACTGATCCAGGTTTCGTAGCAATGGCTGCCATTGCTAATCCTACTTGGTCTGAAACACAACTCATGGATGAAGCAACTCTCAGCGCTATAGGCATCATAAAAGGTGAGATGCAGGGAGATAAGTTTGTGTGGGACTACGAAGAGGAAGATGAGTCTGGGTCAGTTACACTAGGGATTTGGCAGTCCACCCTGGATGAGCGTAAGAAGAAAAATTCTGGTCGGGTATTGCCTAGTGGACCATGAGTTTACTTCTTTTGCTGAGTTAGGTATCTTTCTCAACGATTGTATGGGTCGAAGTGAGGAAGCTATTAACTATGCTCTAGTTGGAGCAGGTAATGCGGTTTTGGAAACTGCACGCTCTTTACCAGGAAACTATCAACCAGAAATTGGAGAGTTTCCAGCATGGGAAGAACTCTCTGACGAAACCCTATCAAGACGTGAGCGGCGAGGTATCAACCCGGAGGACGATCCCTTGCTTGAGCGTGGAGACTTGCGTGATAGTTATAAACTTCAAGTAACTGAAAGTTTCTCAGTTGAGCTTGGTTCTGATTTACCTGAAGCTCAAGCACATGAAGAGGGTACTGAACATGTTCCTCAGCGGGCCGTCATTGGTCCTGCACTAATATTAGCTCAAGATAAGGCTCGGAGTATCGCCGGGGATGTCTGGATAGAGTGGATGCTGAATGGTCGGCGTCTTCGTATAAGTCAGACTGTTGATGAACAGGAAGAAGTAACTGGTGGCTAGTACCTGGCGGGTACTCCTTCAGTTTTCTGCTGTTAATTTAACGGGTAGCGGCTTCATGTCGCTTACTAATGCTGTTAACCAAGCTCATATGAGCACTCAAAAGTTAAACACTGCTCTGAATACCCTTAAAGTAGCAGGTGGTGTTGCTTTGATGGATTTTGGGAAGACATCTCTTAATTTGTTTGCTCAGATGGCGGAAGCTGCGGGTAGTTATCAGCAGCAGATGGTGATGCTTACTCAGTCCATGGGTAATAAGGTTACTCCCCAAAATCTTCAAGCTTTAGCTACTCAACGATTTGAATTAACAAGTGGCACTAAATCTACAATTTTTAGTATGGAAGACATCACACAGATTCAACGTCAATTGTTGGGCGCTGGGTTTCTTTCTGATGAGGCGACACGCAAGGGTAAAAGTGGATATGCGCTGGGGGATGCTGTTACCTTTCTAGCTGAAGCTGAGAAAATGCGTAAAGTGGGACCTGGGACACCTCAAGGTACTGCTGCAAATCTTGCTTCGGTAATGAAGGCATATGGACTCTATGGAGAAGCAGCATACGACTTCTTGAATACCGTATCTAAGGCAGAACATACCACAGGGCATTTCTCTTCCACAGATTTAAGGTATTCTGAGCAGTACTTTGGAAACTTAGCTCGAACTATCGGGATTAAGCCGGATGATTTTGTAGTTCTGTCTGCGTTCATGTCTAGAATGGGTATGGGACCTGCATCGGCAGGTACTTCACTCAATAATTTGTTTTTACCTATGCTTAACATAGCCAAGGGTATGACGTCTGACAATATTTCGCAGAAATTATTAGCTGCATCTCGGCTAGGTGTGTTAGGTCATGTGGATCCTGCTAAGGCAAGAGCCATGGTAATTCAAGAAGCTGATCAACTGAAAAAACTTGGATTACCTTATGACCTTGATACCATGACGAAGGCTCAACAGGAAAGACTTGCTTCTTCAGCTATTCTTCAAACTGCTCCTAATAAATTTCTGGATGCTTATAGGCAGCACGGGCTTGAAGGTATTTCTAACTTTTTAACAGATAACATTATTAAGTATGAAAAAGAGTTTGGGAAGCAGAAAGGCGCTGATATGTATGCAGCGGACTTTGCTACACTACTAAACCTTCGAGGAGCACGTGGTGCTTATATTTTGTCTGCTCGTGATTTGTCACCCGAACAGCAAAAAGCATTTGGTTTCACCAGCTCACTGTTAAATTTCCAAGAACAAGTTCATACTCAACAGGACTTAGCGCAACTAGTGTCTCAGATTCGATCCACTCTAGTCGGTCAGCAGCATAAAATGGATGCAGCTCTACAGAACCTTCTCCTTCAGTTTGGTGGTGTAGATATTGCAACAGGTACAGCTATTAAAGGCGGACCTTTAGACACCGTTTTGAAGATTCTAACTATGTTGAATGGATTCTTGCAAAAGATAATTGACTTCAACATGGCCCATCCTCAAGCCGCCGCTCAAATCGGAACCGCGATCGGCGCGCTCGGTCTTTTAGCAACCGTTAGCGGCGCGGTTTTAGCGGGTGCCGGAGCGATCGGACTCGCTCGCGCGGGCCTTGGCGCGGGGGGCGAAGCTGTTATCGCGGCTGCGGTGCCTAACCTAGCTAAATCAGTTGGTAGCGTGGCAAATTTTGGTGGGGTATTTGATGGTCTATTGCTTGGGTTATTCGGTAGACCTCAGGTTAGAAGTGCAACTGGACGATTTGTAGTGGGTGGAGCAGCAAAGCAAGGGTTGCTTGGAGCTATGGGTGATGACATTACCTGGTTGAGAGAAGGACTGTTTGGACGTGGAGTTACTAGAGACGCTGCTGGTAGAGTGACTCAGGGAGCTCAAACTGCAATGTGGGGCCGTGCAGGTAGTAACATAGCTGTGGACGCGATGGTTTGGTTCAAACCCTTTCTAGGTTATTTTGAAGTCTTTGGCAGGTTACTAGAAACTCTTGCCCCTAGGTTTCTTGGGCTTGTTGGGTGGGTTACTTTAGCTATTGACGCTGTAGACTGGTTCAGTAAGCACCCTAAGAGCGTGGCTGATATCGTTGCAGACATCATCAAGGTTACTGGAGTCATTATAGTAGTGATTAAGGACCTTGTAGTGGATCTGTTTAAGTGGTTACTTGATGAATTCGTGAAGTTAGTAAAACTTCTCTGGGAGTTATTTACTCATCCCTGGGAAGTTATTGATTGGACTAAAACATTCATCGATGAAGTGCGTAAAGACTTAGGGAAGAAGCCTCTCTTTGAAGGCGGAACTTCGCCTCATTCAGTACAACCGGCACCTCATCTCATGTCGTCATTAGAGTATCGCCAGTTCATGTGGAATAAACATCATCCACAACCCCCGGTTGTCACTCATCAAGTAACTACAATTCCTCTCACTCGTCAAGATATGATGGCTCGCTCACGTGCTGAAGCACTGGTACACCCTATTACCATTCACAATGAGATAAATGTAACAGGTGGAACTACGGCTGATCACAAGAAAATTCTTGAAGCTGCCCACAAAGGCACTATCAAGGCACTGAAGACTGCCTTGTTGATATCTCCAGGTGGGACTGGAGTTCCTGGTCGTCCCCATGCGTTAGCAGGAACAGCTTAAGTGGCAATTCCTCTAACATACACTTTTCAGATAGGTGATGTGGAACTCACTAAATTTGAAGTTCCAGCAGAATTTTCGGTGGGTTTTGAGAAACAAGTAGTTACACATAAACTTCTTAGTCAATCTGGGAAGTCACAAGTTGTACCTCACGTTTTGGGTGTGTTCCCAACTGCTACGGAATGGACTGGTATTTTATTTGGTGGTAATGCTCTTACTAGATATCAGCAAATTGAACGGTTAGGGACAAAGACTCAACCTGTTAAGTTTCAGTACGGACCACTCCAGTATGATGTGCTAGTACAAAAAGTTGAAGCTAAAGTTAAACATCAACTAGAGATCGAGTATACGATTTCGTTGATTGTTATTGACACTGCTAATTCTAATACCCCTATCTCTGCTACTGATATCAACCCTAATTTTGATGTTAGCACTCAAACATTTTTAAATAATGGTATTACAGCAATGCCGTCTGTGGTAGACGATCCGTTACAACCTGCAGGGGTCACTTCAACATTTCAATCTGCCTACAGTGGTA